AGAATCTAAGAAGTTCTTCATATCAACATAGATTTGATATGAAGCTTCACCTGTATCAACACCATAAGTATCGTAATGCTTTGTATTCACATGGTCACCATATCCATTAAATACATAGATATTTAGTCCACGACTTAGGTTAGCCAATTTCTCATTTTTAGAGTTAAACAATCCATAATGTAAAGCAGGATTAAAACCATTCCTAATGGTTGTTAAGGTATAGTTTTTTGTAAACCCAACTTGTGCAGTTACAGATGTGATTGCCTGACCTTGTGAAGTAAGCGAATTACCCTGCTGTTCAACAGTTGACTTCAATGAATTCAATGCAGATGAATCTGCCTTATTGTTTACTGAAGTTCTTAAATCAGTGATCGCCTCTGCGTTAGCATTTGTTTTATCACCAATTGTCGTGACTTTAGCATCCAATGTTTGAACAGCACGTGCTGTTGCAAAATCATTGTCAGAAACACTCCAGTCCGTTGGAATATTGCCTTTTTCAACAATCGGTCTACGAATTTTATATGTCCCAAGACAGCCTGAAAATCCAAGATGAAATGCAAGTCCCCCAGACTCATGAAACTTACGAGTGTGATAGAATCTGTACCATTTGTCGTATCTCAACTCTTGCCCTTTTACCAATTGTGTTGGTAAGTAAGACATTGAATCTTTCCAATACACATCAGGCGATTTTACAACAGAGCCAGTAGTAATCATGAAATCAAACGAAATGATCACATCATCATTTTCATTACAGTTTGCTTGTACATCTGCGAATTGATAAATGTCCCAGAAGTTTGTATACCAATTGTGGTTATTTTCCTCAACAACAATGGTTAACTCTTTCTTATCCTCGCTAATGCTCGGGATAATTCCCGTACCTCCAGTTCCAGCTCCTATCCATGTCTCAGCATCACGAACCAAGTTTCTTGAACCAACAGCAATATTATCAACTTTAGCCTCAACCTTTGTAATCGCTTGACCTTGTGATGAAATCGTATTGCCTTGTTGCTCAACTGCAGTCTTCAACTGATTGACGGCAGAAGTATCAGCTTTGCCTGCAATTGAGTTTTCAAGAGCAGTCAGCGCTTGTCCTTGTGATTTAACATTGCCATCGATGATCTCAACTTTAGAGTCAAGCGCTGTTAATGCTGAAGCATCAGCTTTGCCCACTAAAGTATTTTGTAATCCAGTGATGAGACTACTTTGAGAATTAACCTGATCACCAATAGTCACTACATCATTTTTTAGATTTTGTACGACTGATGCATCAGCCTTATCAGCGACCGTATTTTGTAATCCAGTGATAATACTGCTTTGGCTTTTAACTTGATCCCCAATAGTCACTACATCATTTTTTAGATTTTGTACGATCGATGCATCCGCTTTACCCTCAATCGCTGAATCTAATGCCGTCAGTTTAGATGTGTTTGCTTCTGTTGCCGTAGCAATCGTACTGATACGCGTTTGGACATTTGATAGTGAACCATCTATTGAAGCTTTGTAGTTGTCTAAGGTCTCAATCTGTGATTGATCAGCATCTTTGCTTCGTGTAATTTCCTGAGTTAAACCATCATTCAGCGCTTTGATACCCTCTCTACGCTGTACTGTTTCCTGAGTTAAAGCATCATTCAATGCTTTGGTTTCATCTCTACGTTGTGCTGTTTCTGCAGTAAGCTCATTGGTTAACTTATCTACTTGTAAAGACGTAGCTGTTGCAATTTTATTGACTTCTACAACCAAGTCTTTTGCCTCTGCCCCCACTTCAATACGACTAATCAAATCTTGATTTAGCTGACTATCGGTAATCTGACCATCAAGTAATTCAAGTACATCTTTGGCATCAGATGAGGTTGTACCGTTTGTCCAGTCAGACCAGTCTCCGATATTTCCAATTCGATCAATCAAACGTGCTCGATAGAATTGAGTCAGATTAGGCTGTAATCCTTGGATGACTGTGGTTGTGGTTGGATATGCAAAAGAACCTAAAGTCGCAATGTTGGATGTACTATCTGGTGAGACTTGGATCTCTACATAAGCCGTATCCAAAGCATTTGCTGGATAACTCCAATCCAGTTTCATACCAAATAAAATGCCAGTTGCCTGGATAAACGCCACTTTTGGTGGTTTACCTTGCTTCCCTGTTAATTCAGTTAAAATTGAATAGGTGGGTAAAGATGAAATATCAAAAGCACTCATCGCAATAACTCGCGCTTCATATTTACCGGCATAGATACCAGCTATCTCTGCCGAGTTATTTCCAGTTAAAGGTAGTTTTAGCCAGGTACCATTATCTTTACGCCATTCAACTTGATACTTGGTTGCACCTTTGGCTTGTGACCAGCTGATGACCATAGTTTCAACAGACATTCCTTGTTGAACCATTTGCTCACTGGAAATCAAGACCGATTCAACAGGATCTTGAGTTGTAGGGTTAATAATTGAAATTGGGCGATCATCTATATACGCACCATGATCAATTGCATCAAACTTAGACTCATTGTGCTGAATTGCCGTAATGGTAAATTGGTGCTGTTCATCTTGAGAAATTGATACGACACGAAATTTCATCGTCGCTAAATCTTTCGCATCAATCACCCAAACATTTTGTGGAGCAACAGAATCGAATGCTGATACAACAGTAACGACCCGACCTGTAATACTCGATACAACTCTTGCTTGTGCCTTGCCATCCTCACCATTAACAATTAGACGGTCACCAGCTCGGCATACAACATCATCACGATCTAAGATGATTTGCTTTAAATCAGCACTGACTGATGAAATACGCCCACCATTTGCACGACCAGCCAACAACTCATCAGCAAGTTCAATCACTTTACCAGGGAATGGAATATAGCCATCCAACCCCACTTTAAAGGTGACAGTTCGAGTTTCGAGTTGTTCAGTTTTTAAAGCCCATTGACCAGTACGTTGTGCTTGACCTTCTGAGGTACAGCCCCATGCTTCAAGCTCAAGTAGTTTTACACCTCGATCACGTGCAATCGCGGCTTCATCACGAACAAAAACATATTCCGTCTTATAGCGATTTTGCGGATTATCCCAAGCAACTTTAACTGCATTATGCCGATCACGAGCACGTGTACCGGTATAATTAATCCCCATAGCACCATCAATAATATTGGCGGATGTATAGGTAAACATCGTATCTTGTGGTAAATCAGCCTCACATACGATCGATGCACCATCCCAATAACTGATTGCACGAAATAGGCCTGCAAGTTTGCTTAAAATATCGAAAGCAGATTCAGCACTTTGAATGTATACATTACAAGTGAAACGTGGCTCTTGCCCACCTTTGCCATCTGGTACCAACTGATCACAATATTGAGCCAAGCGATACAATGACCATTTATCAATCATTGTCTCTGTTAAGCGGTTACCCAGTGCATATCGCTTATTGGTACATAAATCATAGTAAATCCAAGCGGGATTATTGCTGTATGCACGCTTAAATAGACCGTCCCAAATTCCGATGTAAGTTCGGCTTACAGGATCATAGTTGCTTGGCACCTTGATCTTTACACCCTTTAGGTCAACAGCAATTTTAGCAATATTCGAGAATGTTTCAGCATCATATTGCACACCAATCAAAGCAGTATTTGGGTAAGCAAGCTTAAGATCGACAACCTCAGTAATGGCTTGAATATACATCTTATCGCTGACATATTCTGAGCTTGAATTTGGTGTTTTCCGAGTAACACGAATCAGCCAATTGTTATTAGCTTCTGGAAGCCCAATTCGATGGGTACGTTCATAATTTGCTGAAGTTTTACCTGACATCTGAGTATCAAGCATTAACTCCCACGATCCGCCATCGGTTTGAACTTCAATGGTGTAATCAATCACAATCCCCGAGACATCACCATTTTTAGGATCTTGTTGTTTTAAAGCACCAAATCTAACACGTACAATCACAGCATCAAGTGTAAGATTAGTCACACCTTTCACCCAAGGCGTATCGCTTTTAAGTTCAACACCTACCGCAGTTTCAGATGCAATGCTTTCAAAACCTTCCATGTAGGTTTGGTCATTGGTCCCTGATCGAAAATCTAGAGTGACATCTTGAAAGTTTCTTGCACCACTGTCGTTTTCTACGGGTGTGTCATCTAAATAGATAGACTTGTAGCCATTGGCTAAACCTTCAACTTCCCCTTCACTCATGCCATATTGTAAACGTGCATAAGTTTTAGATGCCGTTGTATCGTTAGCAACCTTAGGTTGTCTTTGGCTTTGACTACCACCTTTTGCACCTTTAACTGTTTTAAGCATACTTTTCACCACGCAATAAAAAAGCGCTTTACGCGCTTATATTCTTCTTAAAATTATTTCTTACCACCACTGCTGCCACCGCCTGTATAACCAGCATCAGCAGAACTAAAGGTATCGACTGCAAACTGACCTGCATTCACAATAAATCCTCCAACCTCGCGCTGACCATACAGAATCGGAACTGGATTACCTTGTGCGATTGTGGTGACTGCTCCACCAAAGCTTTTATTAGCCCTGTTTCCGTCTTGGTTTTGATCTTGTGCATCCGCTTTAGGAGTAAGCATTTGTGCAATTCCGCCTACAACCATTCCTGCGCCTGCACCTATTAAAGCAACTCCTAAATTTGACGTTACTCCACCTGTCCAAAACCCTGCAACAATCAACACAGCACCAAGCACAAGCTGTAAAACACCACCATTACCACCAGCTCCCATAACTTTTGGCACAATCTTGATAACTTTGGCACCAGTATCAAAATCGATCTGATCTTCACTGATGTTTTCATCATCTTGAAAAATGGCAAAAGCTAAACCTTGTTCATGCGCATTCAGCATGAATTGTTCAAAGCCTGGTACTTGAACGGATAAGGCTTTGACTGCTTCACGGGTACTTTCAACAGCAAGCTTAAACTCCTTACCAAATTTCTTTCCCAATACGCCATAGAGTTTGATCGTTTTAAGCATCTTTGTGCCTCACTATTTTGACAACACGTTCTTGCCATTGTTGCCCAAAGATTTCACGCACGGACTTTCGACCATAAGGATGATGTAGGATTAATGGTCCACCAAAACATGCAGTGCTTTCTTCTGATTTCAGTTGCCATTGATCACCCAACCAGATCACAGCATGGTTCGGGTGTTCTGTACGTCCAACATTGCACACTAACATATCGCCATACTGCGGTTGGCTGACTTCATAAAATCCCGCTGCATCTAGGTTTTCTAGATAAAGCGATTTATGATTTTTATCACTCCACCAATTATCCAAACGCTCAAAATCAATGAGTTTGATATTTAACTCACGACGATAAAAATCACGAACAATTGAATAGCAGTCTTGGTAGCCATGATGATAGTCACGACCAATGAGTGGTGCTTTATAACCACAGGGTTCATAGACCTGAAACTCAACTTCAGGATATGCACAAATCACCCATGGCTTTTCATGAAGTTCAATTTGCAATAAGTCTAAATCAGACGCGCGTGCTGTCGCATTTGGATGTGAGTGGACATAGGCTTGAATCTCACCTTGATCTTCGGCATTCGCCAAATCTTCATGGTGGATTTGAAATTGACCGTGTTCAGCAACATTGCGACACGCGATATAACAACCAGAAACAATCACCCCGCAAGATTCTGCGGGGAAACATTGTTTAGCATGAGATAGAATCACTGCTTTGAGTTTTTTATTTAATTTCATCTTTACACCATTGAAGATGCAGGGAATCCACCAAAATGAAGTTCATTCTCACGACAACGGCAACCTGATGTTCGAAAGTTACATCGATCTAAAGCAGGATTGTCTGTCGATTCGTCTTTTTCGGTAAACATTGCTGCACCAATGTAGCCACATTCTTCACTTCGATATTCCCAGTTGCAGTAATTTGAGATTTGTCGTGTAGGAATCTTTAGCCCTTCAAAATCCACTGGATTAGAAAGTTCAAAGGTTACTTGCTGAGCATTTTCAGAAGTCTTTTGTTCAATGAACCAAATCTGCTCACGTTTCTCACTTGAGTTCGCACTTGTATTCCCAGTACTAAAGTTTTCTGCATCCAGATATTTGGCTAAGGTGGTGATGACTTTAAGCTTTGCCCCGGCAAAATCTCCAAACTGTAAACAATATGCAGTGACTGCACCTTGAATACCATTAATATTGTTGGCCATACTTAAAGTAGGCGCGGAAGCCTTACCATCACTTCGCATTTCTAAGCCACTGACTTGTAATGCCATGGGTTCAAATGTTTGACCATCAAAGATGATGTTACGATGCCAAACTTTTTTATCACCAGTATCAGTAACCATCGGGCCATCAGAACCAATCGAGCTATAAATCTTTTCCCAATCTTGGAATGAAATATGTCCATGGAAACGCAAGATGCCAGCACCTAAAGCGCTGGCATCTAATTCAAATAAGGTAATTAAACCATCAACATAAAGTTTCTGAAAATCACTGTTTAACATCGTCATTCACCACAATATCGAGGTTTAAACCCTCATCATCATAAATAGCCTGGATAGATTGAATTGAAATCCCTGAACGATTCTGCATAGAAACGATATAGGGAATCAGCCAACTGATAAATTGTGCTTCTTTTAATGAGATACGGCTTAAATCAGGCTCTTTATCCTTTTTTAAGCCGATTAATACATCATCTGTCGCCTTGTTATAATCAATCGATAGGTAATCTATTTTTGATCCAAACTCATAAGCAGATGCATCAATTTTAGCCATGAGTGCTGCAGTAAAACTTGTTTCAATTCGTGTAAATTGCTTTGACATTTTTAATGTTCCTTCAAGTAAAAAGCCCCAACGAGTGGGGCATGAAGTTAAGTGGATTTAGGGGTAAAAGACTTGGGTGAATGTGGTTGAGATTGTCCAGATCATTCCACCCACCTGACTAGGTGAATAGCTTGTATCTGTTTTAACTCTCACTTCGCCATCTAAAGGAGAATTCCAGAGAAATGAATCAGCACCTTTATGTCGATCAAAAAAGTCTTTGATTTGAAGAATCTCATCTTTTGTTGATGTGCGTTTGTATGCCCACTCTCCTTTTCTATTGTTGATGCCTACTGAGATATTTTGTTCGTAGCCATCTCCAAATTTCGAATTCAGGATATTGAAGTTTTGTTTGCTTGAGTTCCCATCCAAATCACATGGGAATGTAAATTTTTCATTGCTCATAAATTACGTCCAATAAAAAACCGCCTTTCGGCGGTTAATTTAAAAATATATTTATTCTAAAGTTACTTTTTCCTCAATAAGAAAATAGAGCGCTTTATTGTTAAAAGGAATGATGAAAAATCTTACAATTACACCACTTGGAAGTGTCAGTTTAGCAAAATAAACATCCAAGTCTCTTACCACAATATCATCACTAAAGCACCATTCAAGATAGTCCATGATTCGAAAAGCGAGATACTTTTTACGATCTGCTGTATCAATTGTCATGCCTAGTGGCTTAGTTAATAAATAGTCTTGAATTAATGTTTCAATTTTAGAATACTTAATTTTTTCGTATGAGAAATCTAATCCAACATAATTATCATAGTGTTTAAAAAAGTTGCCTTCTATAGTTAATGTCGGATCATTATCAACATCAAAAATATTGAGATTTTTCTCTCTAATATCACCATCGATTTCTGCAAGACCATTTAAAAATCCTGAAAGAAAACTGATTGAAGTATCTATTAATTCCATTGTGTAGTCCCCCTTTAATTACCTTCACACCAAACTGTATAAGCTCGTTTTAAGTCATCTTTTTTGTCATTAAGAATTTTAATTCGCTTTTGATGTCCCACGTATTTTTTAGTACCTTTATCATTAGGATTTAAGTCACTTTTACGCCATTTAACTGTCTCTTCTAAGTCCTTTATTGCTTGTGAAATTTCATCACAAGGATCATTTGGCTTCATTTGTCGAATTTCATCCTCACGATCATGCGAAATTTTATTAGGATAAAGAGCATTGCCCGCTATGATAGCATTTGCTTCCAACTGCTGAACAATCGGTTTAGCTTTCTCGGCATCATTCTGAGCTTCATTTAAGATATCTTGAGTTGCTGCAACTGTTGCTTCTTGCGCATCAGTATTGCCTGCTTCAGCTTTATCTATGACTTTTTGGGAGACTGTGTCGAGTGGGAGGTTTTTTTCTGTAGATTCGCTAATAATTTCAGTATAAGCAACTTTAATTGAAGCATTGTTGACCCAGGAAGTTGTACCTTTTAAATAAATTACAAGAAAGCATGTACCACTTGTCTTGTCATTATCGAGTGATTGACCAGTATTAACATAATCATATGTAGTTATATAATTGAGTGAATCTTTAAACATTTCACATGCTTGTGTTAACGAGCTTGCATCAACGAAACCCGCTGTAGGCAATCCACCATTATTGACATTTTTCCATCTATAAATACCAGTATCAGGTGCTTTGTATCGAATCTGATTATTCACGGGATCCAGCACCCAATCAATACCATCTAACAGCTCATTCACCGCTACTGTCAGTGCAACTCCTGCCACTCCTCCACGAAGAATTTTTGAGACTTGGGAAGCATTGGGGACAATCGAGGCATTTGAAACCTTAGCAACACCTCCTACATTCTTTGTGGCATTAACTAAACCGGTTGCACCGACTGGAGTTGGATTTCCTACATTCCAACCATTAAGCGTTACGGCGCTTGCTAACCCTGAACTCAGGGCTAAACAAATTCCTGATAAAAAAGTTAAACTCTTTTTCATTCTATTTCCTTTTCTTTAGACATAAAAAAAGACAGCCGAATGACTGTCTTGTGTTTTGAGATATTACTTTTTAAGTAATATTCCTCGTTAAAATTCTTTTAGATAAATCTAGTTTGGCATTGTAAAAAAACCCACTCAGGTAAGTAGGTTTGATTTTAATACAAAAGTAAAATCTTCGAAAAATTGTTATTAGCGACTGCTCTTAGTGGTATAAAAATTATACTTATTTCTTTAAATCATTCTCAACTAATGGATTCTCACTCCATCTTAAAGCGAGTAATTCGAGCTCTTTATAATAGGTAGTTTTCTGAGATTTCTTTCGTAGGTGTGTTACTGCTGGGCTAACAGCCTCCCATAAATTAATTATATTATTGCAATGCATTCTTTTAAAAAGTTTTTCATCTAACAAATTGGTATTAATTCCAATGGCATAAAATTCATGACGATTTAACACGTGGATCATATGACGACGTATATCAGATTCAATTTTTGTTAATTTATTTGGATCAAACTCACACAATTCAGAAAGACTTACGCATGGCTCCCTTGAGTTAGCCTTAGAAAAATCTTCTTTGCTTGTTTCTAGATACTTCAATGGATTTTTATCAAAATTCAAAACTAGGACTTTTGCTAAAGATAAATCTCGGTCATTGTTATCGTTTAAGATAGTATCTAATGTAGCTCGTTCTCGTGAACTATTTTTTGAAGCCTTGATCGTCATAAACGCAATTAAAGCTGATACAAACACCACCAACAATTGTAAAAATAATAACCAATCGCCAACCTGCCATTCTTTAAAGTCATAAAAATTAACTATTTTAGGCCAGGATAAATATATAGATATTAAAAAAGCAGAAAGCGCTATTAGAAACGTCAATCTGCTTGTATATGGAATTTTGATTATGACGGAATTAGCCATCCCAACCTTCAAAAGCTTTATAAGTTGGCATGATTATAGTCGAAGTATTTTTAAAAATCATTAGTTTAGCCATTTCTATTTTCCTCATTTAATTAAGAACCTTCTTATCACGTAATAATAAGGGGTCTAGTGAAGATATAATACCCACCAAACATAGCATAGGTCAACATCTATTGTATCAGTAAATATTCTTTTGTTAATAGCTATTGTATCACAAAAAGCTTTAATCAAAAAAACATAAGCTATTGTTTTATAAAATAAATATTAATATTGCTCTTTCTAAAAAGCGTACAATAGTTACAACTTAATAACTATCCAACATGGCATAAGTCAAAAGCTATTGTATCACTAAAAAATCCTAAGTTAGTTCTTTTTAGTCCTAAGTTATTCTCAAAAAACCTCCCGAGGGAGGCTTCTTTTTACTAATTCAATTGTGAATCGACAAAAGCGTCTGTAATCATTCTTGCTTCAGAGCCCAAATTTTTAACTTGGCTTTGAAAGGGCAAAGATTGATTTGATGAAATTGCAATAAAACAAGCTGTTAACCAGCTCACACCCAAAACTGTTATAAATTTCAACACGACCGTTCTCCAAATGTTTTCATTAATGACTCAAAAATAGTACATCAACCGCCCAAATAAGTATACAACTATTTGTTTTATATGGTTTTTTTGGTCAATGTTTTATAATTAATCCTATTTAAGAAAAGCACCCTAAAGTAGCTTCTTTCTTTAGATCTATAGATGTCGCATTACAATGATGAGATTTTATTTTTAGCATCCCCCATTGCCTCTTGAAAGTTTTTGTTAATTTTATGTTTTAAATTTATTTGATCGCTTAAATCATGGCGATTATAGTCAAACAAATCTAGACCAAAATCTGCTCTAAAACCTTTGTATATAGTTCCAATCAGTCCAGAAATATCGTCAAAGTAGTCCAGCAAATACATCGCTAGTTTTTGTTGCTCATGAAATAATTGCTTAACTTTTTCTGTCATCTCGGCGCTAAGCATTTGTCCCATTCTATTGTTATTTAAATATTCTAATTTAGCTTCTGCTGCTGCTTTGGAGTTATAGGATTTAGCGCCTCCCTCTTCAAACCATTCAACCTTTTGACCTATAACCTTAATTCTTTCAACAAGCTCATTTAATTCCCTTTCCTTTTCAAGAAGTGCTTCCTTTTCAGTTAAAATATAATTTATGAGATAACGGAAATGAGCACTTAAATCTGCCACTTTTATAGATATATCCATATCGCTTATTAATTCTAATTTTTTCAACTTTTTTGTTTGTATACGATGAAATTCATTAAACTCATCCAGTGATGATGCAGTTGCTATCCCACCTAACATTGCCTCGAAGTCAACAATTGAATCAACTGCTTCTAAATAGATTTCTTTCCTAAGGTTAAATTTTCTTTCACGATCCTTATCCAATAAATCAAAATTGATTTTTTTATCACTATTTTTTGAGTTGTAATAGTTCGTGATAATTACACCACCCAAAGCTCCAAGCATGCCTAGCAGTCCAGTGATTAGCGCTGAATTTGATTGAAGGAATGTAGAGATACCATTCATTGTTGACCTTAGTATTTTTAATAGTCTTTAATTTATATCGTTTGTAGCATTAAAAAACCACTCGGTTGAGTGGTTTTAGTTAAATCTGATCATATAATTTCATTTTGATAGTTTAATTCATGGTAAGCAAATCACTTACTGAAAATTCGCAAGATTAGATATAACGCTTTTAGTTCCACACTATCTAAGCAAGATAGGAATACCAGAATTTAGCAAAGGTGCTATCATCACCTGCCAAAGGTGGAGATAAATCAATTTCTTTAGTCTCAGGATCATAACATAAGAATAATGCTATCGTTTTTAATTGATTGCGATTTAGTGTTTTTGACAACTCATCAATATAGTAAGACCCTAAGTCTAAAATGTCATACCATCTTGAAATATTTGAAGATGTATTAGAGTCGATACTGCTTGAAATAATTACGTGCATCAATCCAGAGAGATAATATATTAAATTATTGGTATTTAAATTAATAATACCTCCAAAACTGAAAGCATTGTAATACCACAAAGGAATTTCTGACCAACTTCCAAATGGCTCAACATATTGATTCTCTGAAATATTACTCGTTATAAATTGAGCGACATCCTCATTGTAATGTTTACTTAACTCTTCATAGAGATCTTTTTTTGAGTAATCAGCAAAACTTTTTGCACATGTATCATAGAAATCTGACTCAGCTAGAGTGAAACTTTTAGATAAGTGAAATTCTGAAAAATTTTCTAAAATACTTGCTTTAATATCAGTTGAATTCATCAAATTTCTCTACTATTTTATTGCTTGAGCTGCACCAGCGCGACAAGTTTCAGCGATTCCCCTATTGGTTTGTGCTTCTTGGACATGATTTGCATGTGGAGGAAGCCAACACATATTTTCCGCCTCCCTTGCTTCAGCCAAAGTATCCCATGCAGTAGATCTCACTAAAAACTCGTCTTTGTCTAAGTTTTTAAAAACTTTATTTCTCCCACCAGTTAAACAACTACCTAATGCTTGTGCCCTAACCTTAGCAATATTTTTGTTACTTTCAATAGGCTGCTTATATTCTTGTGGGCATATCCAACATTGACCATATATATTACGTGATTCACCATTTGGACATTTTTCAGAATTCCTCTCCAGTTCATCCTCTATTTCTTTAGCTTTAGTAGCATCATTTTCCGCTTCACTAACTATTGCCTGGGCTGCTGCTAATGTAACAGCTTGAGCATCAGTATTTCCTGATTCTGCGTTATCAATGATTTTTTGAGAGACTTCATCGAATGGGAGAGTTTTTTCTTCGTTTGGTATTGGTATAAAGCCTGCTATATAGCCATATTGTCCAGAATAATTGAAAATTGCTTTACAACTAAAATTATTATTTGCCTCTAAAACTGCTGTAACAGATGAAATATTTATAAGATCAGAATTATTTTTAACCCAGTCAAGATTTTTACATAATGAAGTTAGTGTAGAAATTTGAGTACTGTCTATTTTATACTTTATCTGATTATTTGCTGGATCCATCACCCAATCGATACCATCTAAAAGCTCATTGACTGCAAAAGTGAGAGCTCCGCCTCCAAGACCTGCTCGAAGTATTTTTGAAACTTGCGAAACATTCGGAGTGATTAATGCTTTAGATTCGGTAGAAACCCCACCTATAATTCTATTTGCATTTAGAACTGTTGAAGCGCCTTCAGATGTATAACCGTTAACTACCCACTGCCCAAAAGATGCTACTGGAGCACTAATTGTTCTTGCAGATGTAGCCTTATAATAGTTAAAAGATGCTGGTGAACTTTGTAATGTCGATTGAGATGTATCGTTTTGGTCTGTTTCACCACAACCAGTTAAACCCAAAAGAACTGCTAAAAATAATAATTTTTTCATTTATTTCCCCTTATTTTCATATAGTTTATTTGACTTATTGTTGAAAAACTATCCAAAGGTTAAAAATTTTACTAATAGTGATTGTTGAAAATTTGGAATGTAAAAACCCACTAGGTTGAGTGGGTTTGGTTTTCTCATTATTGTAAAAATATACTTTATCCTTCTTCAGCAGAATTTAGAGAAAAGTAAAGTTCTTTTGTCTTTTTAATCGGATAAGGCTTACCGTTGATGTTTAAAGGCTTAAAACTTGCTTTATCTTTAAATTCTTTCAGTATGTAATTATCTAATTTGGTTGATCCGCTACTTTTAGCGATTTCAGCTTTAGTGATTTTGCCGCTATTGTCAGCTTCTAAATAAATACTTAATGATCTGTTTTCGCCTTCTAAATCTGATTTTTTTAGAACGATCCTTGGTTCATTTTCGAATTTAGGATCTCTGGAAACTGCAAAGTGAAAAGGTTGTTTTGCGCGTGATGGATAATTGGTTTTTACATCCCAAGCATTCCAAGCTCTAAATTTTGCTTTTTGCACCGCCTGTAAAACTAAATTATCTACATCATCCAAACCACTACTTTTAATTACTTCAGCGTGTTTAACCCAGCCAGTCACTTCGGTTTCAAACAAGATTACAACATCTCTGTCGTAACCTTTTAATATTTCATCTTTAAAAAAGATTCTTGGTGGTCTCGCCCATTTAGCTAACATTTTATCATCTGTGCTTTTCTGTACTTCTCGAACCTGAGATTCTGCTCCAAAACAAAAACTGGAAACCAATAAACTGAAAATTATAAATAAGCTTTTCATGATATATCTCTTATATATTTAGTCCAAGATACTAATTTTTATGCCAAAAAGAAACCTCCCGAGGGAGGTTTGGTTCATAGCACAACGTTGTTGGAAAAGTACCTTAGGGGGCTTTGACTAACCTGCTTTAGGTTTATTACGTGGACTTGGATTTTCCTTGGTTAACGCTTCAGGCATAAAACAGTCGTCTTATTCGTACCATCAACAAACCATGCACAAGCCCATTCTGCTCCCATGTTAGCTTTGCCATTGATAGTCATTGCTGGTCCGCCAAACTTCAAATAAATAACATCACCTTCTTTAAATTGATTCATTTTTTTCCTATAGAACAATGGTTATATATTTTCTGCCAACCCTAGCAAGTTGCTCTAGTTGGGAACTTAATAATCCCTTTGCTGAAATTGTTAAGTGAGCTTCGCGACTACTTGCAATTCTCGCAAACTGCTCAAGTTGGGAACTTAAATATCTAGATTCAGTTTTTGATAAATCAACATTTGCACCGATGCGTAATAGGGATTCCACTTGATCTGCTAATAGAGTCATTTTTTTACCTTTTATATATAATGTCTTCTTTTAAAGTCTTTTAAAGCAACTTCGAATGAAATTCTAAGGGTTCCAATTAGTGCAATCCAAGGAATAAATCCCTTTATGACTAACGGAATAGTTTGCATATTCATGTGTATTTCATTTAACAACCAAAATGGTGTAGGCTGAAAAAACATTCCTAAGATCGCTACAAAAAGCATACCAAAGGAAAATACAAAAATTGTTCTTTGAAATACGAGTAAGTAATAGATAATCATAATAAAACTCCACTGTTAATTTAAAAAGCACACAAGTACGAACACCTGTGCGCTAGATCATTTAAGCCGCACATGGAACTAGAAAAGCCCATGCCTCATAACCATACTCATGCGCATCCAGCACCTTGCCAGAATTGCCTCGTACCTTACGGAATCTACAAAAGACCCACTTCTTGCCTTTCGGCGGTTCTTGAGCACCTAACTTCTTAAGCACATAGCTCACCTCCTCTCCCAAGGAGATTTGAAAAGCTAACTTAAATGATCTACAATGAAGTTCCTTACGCTTTATAGTAGTCATCTGAGATAGCCGAATAGCCCTTGGGTGTACTATCCGAAACTGATATGAGAGATAACTTTCATATCAGTTTTTTCATTTTAAAGAATTAAATTTGTTTTTAGCTGCCAAGTAGCCTACTTGGAATTGAGCCTGAATCTGTTCAATTGTTAACCCAATACAAATCTCTGTCGGCATTAAGAATTCAGCTGCAAACATATCGGCTTGCCATTCTGAGTCTTCAAAATGTTTATGAGTAGGCAACGATCCTCGTGCAAAAGCAACGCCCTCATGAAGAAACAAATGTCCTAATTCATGTGCAGCAGTAAAACGCGCACGATTATGCATTGGATTGGTAGAGTCACATAAAGCGTCATAGACATCTTCACGTAGAATAACTAAAGATGCATCTGGGTTTGTCCACCCCTCAACATCAGACATCTCGTGAATTTCTCTAACTTCAAATGTCACCTTATATTGATGCAATGTATGTTCAAGAATTCTCACCAAATCAATGGCATCAGCAGGTAATAAATTGAAAAACTTATCTCGTACTGTGCGAGCTTTATCCTTGATGCTTTGTGCGCTCAGGGGGCGAACTTTATACCCCCTAGGCACTGAACAACCAGATGACATATATTAATTCCCCTCTAAGATTTTTCTCAGTTCAGCTAAATCAACCGACTGTGTTTGAATACGTCGTGCAAACATTAATGCAAGTTCCGCTTCTTCAGCATCATGCGTTTTGATTGTTACGTTTTCTACACTTTGGCTTGCAGCATGAGTTAACAGCTTTTCTTCATCATTCGTCAGTCCTAGAGCATTTGTAATTTTTGTAATTAATTCAGCACTTATTGGCTTTTTACCTGTTTCAACAGCTGATAAGAAAGCTGAACTAACACCAATAGAAGTCGCAAGTTCATTAAGATTGCTATCGTAATCAATCCGAAGCTTTCTAATTGCTTTTCCAAATTCTGTTAGTTTAGACATTTTCAAAACCCTATTGCGTCACTAATTCATTATTGAATAAGTGAATACTTTTTACAGTATTAGATCATGATAAACAAATTTTAAATTTTATTCAACACCAAGGATAAAATAATTAACCTTTAGGTTAATTTAAATTAGACCTTAAAACTATTGCTTTACTCAACCAATATTTTTATTCATATGCATTTTTAATAAATTTATAGTGATTGCTCTATAAATCGAGAGGTGTTTCTAAAATGGAAGTCAATTTAACCAAAGAAGATAGGCTTTATTTTCATTGAATTAAATAAAAACCCTCTGCGGAGGGTTTGTTTTATAGCTTTAAAGTAAAAAGAGTAATTGTTACTTATTTTGCTTGAGAAGAGTTTTTTGAGTTATCTTCCAAGGATCCCATTTCACCCTTTCAACGACATATTTAAATTTATTTGCTGGAAAATTATTTCCACCATCTTTACCACCATATTTGTCATCAGCATAATCCCAGCTAATAATTTCGAACTTGTCTGAGTTAATTTTCTTTACAGATTCAATAAATCGGAAGTTCATATCTAAATCTGTACCAAATGCATTATCAGACTGGATTGTATAAGGCTTCCAATCACCTCCATAAATTGCCACTTCAGTAACAAATCCAGAGAATGTTCCAGAACCAGCTGAACAGCCCATATCGCCATACCATAATACATAAAAAGACTTCGAATCTTCTTCATATTCAACTGTATGCACATCTTTAATGGTAGTGGGTTTATTGTTCTCAGGATTTTTCTCAAAAGAGTTCATACATGAAACTAATTTAGAATATTCTTTAACAATATTGAAAACCTTCTGTTTATCTTGGGTTTCGGAAGCAGCATTCGCAAAACCCGATAAAACCAACAGGCTAGCTAAAACTATTTTTCTCATAATGTAACTACTTTGTTAATTCTCGTAACCATATTAACAGAAGTAATTTGAATAAACATTAGGCAAAAGTGGGAAAACCACTGTATGTCAGTTTGACACAATAGAATACTTTCTAGTAATGAACAGAACTCTGAATTCACAGTAGGGCTTTAAAAGTGTAAATCAGCAAAAAAGTGTGATTTTTTGCCCTGCCCCTAACTCAAGTTTTTAGAGTTTAGGGCAAGGAGTGATTTGGTTGATTCTATGATAAGTTATTCAAAGTTACGCAAAAGTCGTATTATATTAATTTTGCTGACTTTTTACTTTCCCCACCTTTAAAGAAGGCTAACTCTAATGCTCTGTATCCTGAGATCTTATATCCAACTTTATCTACCATTAATTTATAAAACTTGGCAAAAGTATCTTCAGCTTTCAAATTTTCAAGAAGGTCTAAATATTGAAGGTAGATTTTAGGATCCTGTAATCTATAGTTATGTGGTTCTTTACGACTTAAAAATCTAAAAACCCTACTATCCCAAATCGCATATTGTTCTGGATTAATGAAATGTAATAATTTTGATGTTCCTACAAGGGAGCTATTAAATGAATCTTTTAAGATCAAAAGCTCTTTAGCAGTGATGATATTACCTTTTTTAATTCTGTTAAAAATTACAACTAGATCATCGGCATTTTTTAGATCAATTTCTTTTAAAATCGTTGGCATCCATGAATAAGTAAAACTTATTCCTATAACAATATGATCTAATTCAATAGTATCTATTTTCTTAAAGAAATTAAGAAAATAGGAGTAGGCTAAAAGATAATTTTCGTTATCTTTATCAAAATTATTAGCAATATCAATAATTTCATTAAAAATTTTTTCATTATTTTTTAATGTTATAGACACTTTTATCTACCTGAATATAAATTTGTGTAAGTAGTTTAACCTTTTTAAATAACTAAATTAACATAATGGGCGTTAAGTCAGCCCTCACTCAGAGGGTCATGCTTTACTTATTCTTTGAAAAATTAAGTTACCCCTATCTATACATGATAGAGCCGTTTATGTAGCAGTGAATAATTAGATACACTCAGTTTTGAGCAAATCTATTTTCTAAGTTGCCTATTCGGCAGTGAACATTTAACACTGTTCAACATCAACAATAAATCTGGCTTAAGGTTTCTTGTTTAAGCGTTCTACAACCTTATCAGCTATAGAATCAATCACACTATCACTAATCCCCATATTTTCTTCGATTAAATCAAGATGCTTAATTGGCTTTAATCCCCTTTCCATTAACTCCAACATGGCAGAATTTAGAGATAGGTTGTTTTTTTCAGCATACACCATAACGGCCTCATACTGATCATGAGGAATTCTTAATTGTGTTCGCTTCCATTCATCCTGCTTTTCTCTGCTCATGAACTTAAACTCAAAAATAACTTGACACTAATTTTAGTAATATATTATCGTACTGTCAATGACATTAATTTTAGTGTCAAAACAAGTAACCCCTTGCAGACGTCGAAATCAGGCAAGGGGTTATATCTAAATCAAAGGAGAATTAGATATGTCTAATTTAGCACAAATAAACGCACCATTTAACGGTGTAGAGTTAATAATTGTTGAATACAATCAGCAACCATATACACCTATGCGCCCAATAGTTGAGGGTATGGGTTTGGCATGGCAAGCTCAATTTGATAAGTTAAAACAACGTTTTAATTCAGTTATCATGGAAATCATGACAACTGGTAAGGATGGCAAATCTTATAAAATGATTTGCCTACCCTTGAGAAAACTTTTCGGATGGCTGATGACAATTAGTCCAAACAAAGTAAAGCCTGAACTTCGAGATACTGTAATTAAGTATCAAGAAGAATGTGACGATGTTCTTTGGGATTATTGGACTAAAGGTCAAGCTGTGAATCCACGTTCTACTAAAGAAGAACGAGAACCCCTCACCAATGCTGTAAATCTGCTTGTGGCTAAGACTAAGCATTTAAACTACAGTGATGCATACAAGCTCGTTCATCAACGTTTCAACGTAAAACACATCGATGAGATTCCTTACGATGCGATTCCTGTAGCAGTAGAATACGTTCATCACTTGATAGTTTTATTCAGCAATCAAACAAACCAACCAGAATCATTAAAACCTTGGCAAGATCAAAATGTACAGTTCTTAATGTGGTATGTTCCAAAACTAGCCAAGATTATCAAAAATGATATTTACCCAGCACTAACACTATTAAGAAGTGAACTTTCAGGGCAAGTTATAGCAATCACACATGAAGCTCTTTGTCATGCTAATTTGCTAAACCGAATCGCCCTAAAGAATGGCATGACGCATTACACAAAATTAGGTGGTCAGCCTTTGCATACATTTAATGGTTTTTAGATCGAGAAATAAAAACCCTCTGCGGAGGGTTTTTTTATTTATCAAAATAAGAATAGTTATTTGGTTTAGATTCTATCGTGAACAATATGAATTTCACCCTTCTGATCCATTGTGAAATTCCCTGTGTGTGTGCCCACAGTGTCTGCACCATAACTATTTTTTGCAATGTACTCAATAGTAATTTTTATCAAACTACCATCTTGATAAATATATACTTTTTTTGGAACATAAGAATAAGGATTTTTAAGCTGATATGGAATCGAAATTTCTGTCATCTTTATCCCAAATAATGCTCGTGCTTTTGTTAGTTTTTGCCCGTCCTTTAAGTTTATATTCGGCAAAACATTTACCTTGACTTCTTGTTTGTTTCCATCTTTTAGTGTTACGTCATAATATTGAGAATTTAAAACAAAATCATCATCTGTAAGTTTAACTATAGACCAAGTGCCATTGGCTTTTAATTCAACCCTATCACCATTTGCATTAGTTACAAATTCCGCATTAGCTGTAACAGACAACCCCAACAAACCAATTAAAAATAATTTTTTCATTATAAGCACTCCTCAAAGTGCTTATAAACTATCAACAAATTAAAATAAAAGCCACCGAAGTGGCTATCTACCTTTCTTAATTCTATCCAAAGCACCACCTTGACGCTCAGCATCTCGCCATGACTGAGCAATTTTCCGATCCATAGTTGCCTCATTTTGCTTTTTTAAATCCTCAATAATTACTGTCAGCTCCTTCCCGTCCCAAGAAGTGGTAGCTCCTACCTTATCTGAAACATTGTTGTAAATATTGACGGTTGGTGCGCTTGATCCTGAATTATTTTGCTGAATTGAGTCAAACTGCCTTCTCTCAACAACAGCGTTACTCATTCGAGAAACACCAACTAAACCGCCATCTTTTAATGAAGGAACAATCTCACTCTTATTTGGCATTAAGAATTGCATTTTTAATGCTTCATATTCACGTTGATAAGGCATTTCACCAGTGCGATTCATGTAATTCATGTTTTCGACACCGATTCTTTTTACCGCCCAAGCACGTGTCACAAACTCGTAATCAGATAGTTTTGCATTTATTGAGTCACTTGTTTCTGTTCCAGCACCCCTTACTTGACCACTGCCAGTAAATAAACCACCAGTTGCAAAACCCGCAATTGCTTGTGATGCAATCAACCCTGCTTGAGCATAACCCATTGCAAGAATAGCTGAATGTGCTGTCACTTTTCCGAACAGAGTTGGATTCGCCCCATCTGCTGTCACTTGCATTGCTGCTAAATGGGTTGCTATTAGTGTAGAGGCAATTGAGAAAGCTTGCTGCATTGCAAACATGGTTTTATATGATGCACTTTGCTCACCAGAAGCGTCCTTAACCGACTGAGTTAATTGTGACCACATTGTTTGACTGGAAGAAACCAATCCACTCCATATTTGCAATTGATTTTGCTGTTGGAATTTTGCTAAATCTTCCTCTTTACGCTTATATTCAAGTGAAATAGCATACTCATTTTCTTTATAAAGCCTTTGAGCATCCAACATCTTTTGAAAATGTTGTTCTTGACTAATTTGTTTATTTTGATAATCAGCCTCTACCTTTGCAATATCATCGAAATAAGCTTTATCGTTACTAGCATAAGCCTGACTTTGAGAACTTGCTAAAGCTGTTTTCTGATAATCAAAAGGATTCAAAGAATATTGTGCAATTCTATCTCGCGCAGTATTTACACGTTCAGTATATTGCGTACTGTATTCTAATTGCTTAAGAAGTTGGGTTTCACGAAACTTCTTAAGTTCGTATGCAAATTTTTCATCAACCTCTTCTTTAGCAATCTGTTTTTGAATATCAGAATATTCTTTGTTTAAAGAAATAGTTACTTTTTGAGTGTCAATTTCATTTTGAATTCGTTGCTCATATGTCCAGTTCCAACCTCTTACATTTAAGTCAAATTGAAGTTCAGCAAGTCGATTTTCATTTGCAAATCGTTCATTCTCTTGACGCTCAAGTTTTGTGTATGCATCACCAGAAAAATGAGATTGAATATCTGCTAATTTCTTCTCATGTTCTGTTTTGCGTTGAATCTCACCACTTGAATATTGCAGTTCAATATCTTGCTTAACTTGCAAGAACTTAACTAAATCATTGACAGAAGAATCAAATTCTTTAGTTGAACCATCAAACCCATTTGCTCCTGCAATATAACCTTTTACGTTTAGAACATATTGACGGTTTACTGGTCCAATTTTAGTACCTTTCTCTACGTTCCCTTCGCCTGCATGATAAGCAGATATTGCCTTATCCCATGAGCCAAATTTTTGATAGAGAATTTGAAGGTATTTAGCCGCAGCCTCTGCTGATTTACCCAAGTCAAATACATCGCTTCCAGTCAATTTGAAACGCTTAGCTGTATCATCAAGAAATTGGAAGCCACCTTTTGCAGTACCATACTTAGTCATAGGACCAATGGCATTAGCATTACCTCGTGATTCCTGCATATGAATGCCTGAAAGCAGCCCTGGCAAAATACCGTATTTTGACTCTATATTTTCAAAGCCATATTTAGCAGCATTTGCCTTAACTTTTTCGTTGACCTGTAAAACTTTGAGTTGTTTATCCAACTCTTTGGTGTTCTCTTTCTCCTTTTGATTGCGCTCATTAACTAGATCACTTTTCTGCTTCTCTAGTGCAACACTTTTAAGAATTCTTTGCTCTTGTTCTTTAGTGACGATTGAGTCTGTTGCCAATGCTTCAGACCAAGCTTTGCTTAATGCTTCTGCCTGTTCTTTTGAATACCCTTTGTTAAGATATCCAACCATTAAACCGTTTGAATAATCCTGCTCATTTAAGGATTTAATGTAGGCATCCAGTTTTGTTGCGGCTTTTGCTGCAGCAGAAGCATTTTTATCTAACGCTTCAGTATTAGCATCAATACCATTTTTTGCTGTTTGAGCTTTACGACCTGCCAGCTCAACCTCAAATCCAAATAAGTTGAGTTTATTCTTAGTGTTCGTAGCTTCTGTAGCATTCTTAACAAATTCTGTAGTATTAGCTTTTACTGAATTATAAATTTCCTTGCTGATTCGTAACTGATTAAATTTAGCAACAGCATCTGTCATGCTAATTGTGCCGTTTCGAGCATCTTGAACAACCTTAACAACATCTTTGTTGCCTTTATAAAGTTGCTCAATTGCATTTAACTGCATATTGAGCTTACTACTTGATTCTGTGAGTGCCTCGTTCTGGAGTTTGAAAGCTGCTGTCATTTTATTGATAGCATCATCTTTCTCTAATCCTTGTAATGCCAATAATTCATCTTTAGCTCTTTTGGCAACAGCAGCCTGTTCTTCTAATTTCTTATTGGCTTCATCTGCTCTTTTTTGCAGATAGGTATAACCAGCAGCCAAACCCATCGCAGCTAGAGTTAAAGCTCCGATCGGTCCACCAATTGCAGTTAAAAGTTTAGAACCGAGAGCCTTACTTTTATTCAATGCATCTTGAGCAAGTGTGTATTGAGCAGTTGCGATAGTAGATTCTTTTAAAGCAACGTTATGCGCCACTTCTGCTGCTGCTAAACGTTGTGTAGCTAAAGCTTGAGCATCTTTACTTTTTGCATTCACTAAAGCCAGTTCAGCCGATCTTACCTCTTGAGCAGCTAAAACAACATTCTGTCTTGCACGAAGCGCTTCAACACCAGTTAACTCAACCGTAGCTGCTTGTTCAGCAAGCATACTGGTTTGATGTTGCACACTTGCCGCTATTGCTGTTCGAGTAGCAACGGCTTTATCCAAAAATGATTTGGTTAAGTAACCAATACCAACCACCATTGCACCATCTGCTAATGGTCCTAAGTTTTGTGATAAAAGCTGAATTGCTTCCGCTAAAGTTTTCGCAGCACCTGAGCTTTGACCTGCTTCACCAACAAACTTACCTAACTCATTGTTTAAAAGAGTTATGGATTGTCCGATTGTTATGTCTGTTTTAGAAAAGAGATTATCAACTGAAGCTTTAGCCTTTGTTAATGCTTTTACTAATTCAGCAGAGGTAATTGATCCTGTTGCAGCAACTGAACGTAGTTGGCCAACAGTAATCCCCATTCCTTCTGCGATTGCTTTAGCAAGACCAGGAGTTTGTTCCATCACGGAATTTAATTCTTCCCCGCGTAATACACCTGCCGAAATTGCTTGAGACATTTGGATTAAAGCAGCCTCAGAGCTTGCCGCGCTGCTACCAGAAATTGCTACAGCTTTAGACACAGTTTCTGTCAATTGAGCTGTTTGTGACATTGATAAGCCGAGGGTTTTGGCATTATTTGCGAAAGTTTGATAAATCTGTGCTGTACTGTCCCAACTTTGGCGCGTGTTTTGAGCGATGGCAAATGTATCGTTCATAGCACGATTTAATTCAGTTTGAGAGTTGGTGACAAGTTTTAAACGGTTCTGTAGACCAGTGTAAGAATCCATCTTGTCGATAGTGCTATTGATCGTAATAAACGCTGCTAGATGACCAGCCAATGTTTTGATCGCAACACCCGTCTTATCAACTTGTTTCTCTTGCTTCGCTAACTCCTGAGTCTGCTTTTCAACAGCCTTAGTCGTATTATTCACAGTAGTATTGAAGTTTTGAGTAATGTTGCTTGTGACTTGAATGGTTTTGCCAAGCTTCGAAGTTGAATCATTCGCCTTTTCACCACCAGTAAAGATTTTAACCAACTCTTTACTCAACTCTTCAGCATTCTTTTTAGCTTGTTCAGAGCTGATTTCAATTACTAAACGGCTTGTTTGTTCTGTCATTTGGATTACCTTTAGGCGTAAAAAAAGCGCCTAAGGGCGCATTGGAGACAATAAAAAACCGACCATTTGTAGGTCGGTTTATTTCAAGACTTGAGAATAAAAATATGAAAATGAAACTATTAGAGCTGAACTAGCTATGCCAATTTTAAGTATAAAATTAGCAAGAGAATTGATAGTTTTTACTTTATTAGCAACTTTTTGACTCATTTCACCGGTAATGCTTATTTTGGCACTCATTCATATCTCCAATTTACATGCCAATAAAGTGGGCTGAGGCTTTTAAAATAAAGTTAACAACCATTATTAGCACTACAATAAATGCAATATTCCAAAAAATTTTTACAAAACTTTCGGGTTTTAAGTTCATAGCTTCCATAGTTGCTCCTAGAAACTTCACTAAAAATTTGGTATTCTTATCTGACATAGATTTTTTCCTCTTTACTTCTCGGTTGAGCGGATACAAAAAACCCCAAGAGCTGCGAACTCTCGGGGTTTTGTTTTGGTCTATAGAAAACCATACGAATATAGTTCTCTCTTATACGTGTAGCTCTATTCAAAGATCACTTCTTCTTACTCGCCTCTTCCAAAAACAGGTTGTCTAAAGCAAAGATACAATCATTGAAAATCCATCTCGGCACCGGTGATTCATACTGCTTACAATAATCATTCACAGCCCCAAGACTTAAAGCCATAGGAATGCATTGCTCATACTGTCTAGAACGAGCAATCACGTAATAAGCTGAAAGAATGGAGTGAGCTGTGTATGAATATTCAGGCGGTAGATAGTAATCAGGCAATGGCTGACCTAGCTTTTGATAGACTTCTCTTGCTTTTTCGATGTCCCATTTCGCTGTTTGGTACTTGTAGAGCTGGATGACTTTCCCAATGTTTCAGCCTTTTCTTCGTTGGCTTCAACTTGAATCTTTTGGGCTTCTGCAAGGATCCACACAATAAGCTCGATTGACTCATTGGTACTTGTGCAAAGAAGCTCAGCATTTTGCTTGGAATATTCAAAAATATTCCCTTCTTCATCTTCTAAGCCTTGCCAGTTCAGGACTAAGTGTGACACCGCCTTACTAAATGATTGAGCAATTTCACGAGAACTTTCATCTGTAATATCTCGGACACCTTGAATCTCTTGCTCAATACGAGTGCCACGCAACTCCATGCAATGCTTGAATGATGGCTTATCTATTCCTGCAATAAGAAATTTAGCACCATCTTTGTAATCAATCAGCTTGCTTGGAATTTTGGTTTGTTCTTGTTCTTCGATTTTAATTTTCATGCTTATGGACCTGCCACGATAGGAATACGTTTAAGAGTAGGTGCAGCATCTGCCACAGTGAATGAAAATTGAGTGTTAAGAATGTCGCCCGCTCCACCACTCGGTAGAGGTGCTGAAACCAACACATTTGGAAGTGACAATGTGTATTTATTCCCATCTTTATCTTTCAGGCTATATTCAAGGCTAATCGGCTCATTCAAGAACTGTTTTTCATATAACTCAGCGGTGTTTTTAGACCATGCAACTGTGAAGTTACCACTGCCTTTCATGATGGTTTCCAAAATTCCAGAAATATTGTTTTCATAATCCAAGCACTTTTGAATCTGCATTGTATTATCAATGGTCAATTCAATCTGAGTGACACACATCCCTGCTTTCTTTTCACCTTCAATCAAAATGTCGCCGGTTGAAAGACTTGTAAATGGAATTGCATCTCCTGCAGGTGTTACGGTACCAGTAGGTGCAACCTCATATGCAGTACGTTTCATTGCCATGATTGAGAATTTAGAAGTCACAATGCCACTATCAGGGATGCTCAAGGTCCATTGATTGATATGACAGCCTGTGAAAACTTGATAGTTATCGATATCAGTAAAACCGCGAATAATCGAAAGTGTTTTTCGACTAGTGCCACCAAATGTTAAGACGTTACTATTCCAAGCATTGAAGGCAACAAGCTCTAAGACACCATCTTGAATACCATAAGCCCATTCAGATTCAATATCGCCTTGTACTTCAACACCAGTCACTAAAGTACCAGCTGCAATTCGTGAATCTTTGATTGTTTGTGATTCGGTGGTTTGTGCAGATGCATCCAAACCATTGGTGGTGAATGCAAATGTATTCCAAGTTGTTGCAATCACACCGGGTGATGCTTCAAAACCAACTCGGGTTAATTGTTTAGCTCCAGAACTCATGAAGTTCTCCTTAATTTAGGCATAAAAAAACCTCCCTTAAGGAGGTGGATAAAATTAAACCCTGACAATGCAGGGTTTTAAGTTTCGTAACTAATAGTTTTACCTTCAATACCTTCAATTAGTTTCAAAAGGCTTTGATGATGTAAAACTATTGATTTGTGTTTTGGTCTAGCTCGCTCAATGTCTATTGTTATTAGCATGGCAGCTTGAATATTTTCTGCTGGCTCAACACTTTCAAAGATGTAAGTTTGATCATCAAAAACAATATCAGCATAACCATCTTCTTCAGAGCTTGGTCTACATTCAGCAATCACATATGCAATATTCACGCTATGCACTCCTGCATCACTAATCTCAATTGACCTTTCGCTTGTGGGAAAGCTTGATAGCACCGAGCTGTAAAGTCTTGGTAATCAATGGAACTGTTTGCAATGACTTCCACTGCATTGATTTGTTTTGAAAGCATATACTCACCGCCATTTGTAAGCCATTGATGCATTTTCTCACCATCACGTTTATTTGCTCGAAGTTCTGAAACAACCTCTTTTGGCATAATGATTCGATAAATCCATTTATTTGTAATGTCTCCAAAAATTGCAGGACTACCACCGATATGGTTGTTGAATTTTGTTCCTGTGATCTTTGCCAAAGCTTTGTAATATGAATCAGGAAAACGTTTTTCCCATGTAGTTGCAGTTGGCAACAACATCAGGCGAATCATATCTTGTATGGATGGTGGTGCTTGATTGGTCCGTAGCAGATTGTCGATTTGCAGATCACACCAAACCCCAAAACGAGAATCAAGCCAACGAGCAAAAGGGACTGCCAATTTAGGGTGCAACCAAGTACCTTGAGCGTTACCATTTTGACTGGTAACGGTACTTCCACCTCGTTTAGTTTTAATTAGTGATTTTGGCTCACTTATTCCCATGTATTCACAAAGTGCTTGAATATATGATTTAGTTTCAGCAAGGTTAATCCAATCATTCGCACGCTTTTTGAATCGTTTCGCAGCTTCTGTTGCATTAAACCAACCATTGTTATCAAAGGATTGGTCATAATCTTCATACTTAATTTTTACAATTGCATTCATGATGCTTCTCCGACTGTCCATAAATAAAAATCACTGGCAAAGAAGTACATGAACAGTCAAAAGACTACTTCTCTTTCGGGGATCAGCCTAGCCAGTGGTTGCCATATTTCAGGCATTAAAAAACCTGCCACTAAGGACAGGTTCGTTTAAAAGTAATTCAGGTTTGCTGTGTGATTAAGCTAATTAACTCGAAACTCAGCTCTCACTATATTTGCGTAAAAATTGTCATCATCCATACTTTGTGGTGCATGAACTTTATAGACTTCTAAATGTGAAACACCAAATGATTGAAGAAAATCACGCCATTGGTCACATAGGTTTGCCATAGCGATTGTTCCAGTGTTTTTTGGTGCGAAACATTGGATAGAGATTAGTCCAATATCACGAATACAAGGTCCGTTCCCAATTCCAGCTATTTGGCTATCTCCATACTGAATATAGACCCTACACCACAACTTATTTGTAGGCGGAACAAAAGGTTTTCCATCTACCGTTGGTTGGTTTGGAATTCGTAGATTTGCCTTTTCCACACCATTAAACTGACCTATCTTTTGATAAATCGCTTTCTCAGCTTCGCTTAAAGTCATCATTTGTATTTACTCGATACTGAAAGAAAGATTAAACCGTAAATTCCTGATGGCGCTTGTTGTGAATGACCATTCTCAAGTCTCAGTGCATAAGGGAGATTATTTTGTAAATAAACTGTGTCACCAAGTTTGGCTTGCAATATCTTTTCCGCTCCTTCAGAAAACGCTTGTGGATCAATTGAACCTTTGGGTGTTTTATTTCCGTTGCTTGGCAAGATTGCAGAATCAGCATGATTCACTGAAATTCGATTGTTGTAGCGAAATCCTCCCTCATCAACAGGACTTGCAATAATCACTCCTCTCAACATCTCCGCACTTATCTTACGTAAATGATCATCACCATCTTTCAACACCTGCAAAGCAAACTCTGTAGGTTTGGTTCCTTTCCATCCCATATTTCACCCATTAAAAAACCCACCGAAGTGGGTTTATAGTTCATGCTTTAAGCTTTGTGCTGAGAAAATATACCCTTCTAATATCAATATATAGAATATCTAGTACTTCACCCTGTGAAATCGATATATTATTTACATGCTCCTCGATCAAACCAGGAAGCTGTTTTTCTAATAACTCTTTATTAGGTTGATGAACTTGGTACTTATGGAATAAACGAATTTCATCAAATATTTTATACATTTTATAATACTTTTCCAAAATCTCATCGACCACCTCAATAAACTCTTTTACTGCATCATTACCCATTCTGGATGAAAGACTACTTAATGTAGTGTTTAAGATATCAAGGTGAATTTTATTCTTTTCCTCCTCTTCTTTAAATAGATTTTTATCTTGAATATTAGTACGAATGGCTAATAATGACTTCTTAAATGTTAAAAATAACTTACGTAATTCTTGGTAAACAACCTCACTTTCGCTCTCAATTTTTATTGCGCGATGTTGTTCTCTCCAATCGCTAAAAAGAACAAAAGCAGCCACAGGAGCAAGAAATGCTGCGCTAATACTTAGAGCATCCTTTAAAATTTCATAAATTTTATCTTTAGCAGGGACAACTTTTAAAAATCCACTATTTATTAAATAACCAACAATTAAAAAAGCACAAAAGAAATATACTGTCCAAAATGCTATATCAAATATTTTTTCTTTTAAAGTCTTGGTACCCATAAATCCCCCTTGATTTCTGGAAGATAATACTAAACTTTCCTCAACTGACAAACCCAAATACTTTCGCTTGGATCTTTACTCACATTCAAGACTTTAAATTGACCTTTACTTGCCAACCAAACATCATCAATCTGAGGTACTTGGCTGACTTCATTTTGAAGCACAATGGCTTTTACATCTTCGACTTGATAATCAATAGGCTTAACCAAATCTCGCTTATATGAGCCAAATACGCCACGTCCTGAGTATTGCTTAACAATCACTGTGGGATAAGTCTGCGTTTCAAAGTCGAAATCACCAGATTGGATTTCTTTAGAACATGTGAAAGTGGTGATTGCATCTGCAAGTTTGGTATTAAAGGCTTTAGCCACTTTAGATTGAATCTTATCTCTCATCCGCGATACACCTTGAATGTAAATCCTTTGGGCTTTAGATCTAACGAATTTATGAATGCTTTAGCAATCTGCTCAAATTCGGAAATATCACGACTACCCTCAACAAAAGATTCCTCAACTTCAACTGAGTCGGCTTTTACACGTTCGCTGGTTGTTTGTCGTGAAACACCAGAATAAATCACACCAGATTTAATACCTTTCACAATTTCACATGCTGCATCTTGCAATAAAGAATCAATTGGATCAGGAACAAAACCAATTTCATTCTTCATCCATGTATTGGCTAACAGTATTAAACGAGCTTTATCACCTTCAGGCGCAAAGTCGCTCCCCAATATACGATTTGCATCTTCTATAGTGATAAAGCTCATGACTCACCTATTTTGTTTTGGTTGTTTTCGGTTTTTCTTCATCCGTTTTATCGGCGTTTGCTTCCAATTCGGTGATTCGGGCTTTCATCGCATCAATGTTGTTTTTAAATGCAATAAACTCACCTTGAGCGCTTTGAAGCTGTTCTAGACAATCTTTTAATTTAATCTCAGCTTCTTCTAATTGTTTCTTGTCTCCTAAACTTGAGCCAACATCTGAAGCCTGGTTAGTCAAATTGGATAATTTTGAATCACCATAGAGCTCGTGTTGTCCATGAATAAAATCGGACTCATTGATTACACGGTATCCATTACCATCTTTGATTTGGACTGTATTTAATAAAGTCATTTCTATTTTCCCAAAAATAAGGGCGATTTCTCGCCCTATTGGTTAACCTAAAAGTAGTCCAATGTGTCGTGATGCAATCGCTTTGACACCCCAAGCCAAACTGACTTCATAGACCACTTGTTTGTATTGGCGATAAACCGCAATTTCAAATGCCAATCCAGTAACAGGGTCTACAATTTGCGTACGATCATCTGCACTATCACCGCCCTCAGGTAAAGCAGGAGTACGTGTTGCTAATGCAATTGCTGAACGTGAAAATGCGAGGTTTGGTACATAGTTATTACCCACACTAACTGCAGCTTTATCAGCTGGAACTAAAGCCAATCCATGATTAAGAATCAAGTTAGATCCTGCTAAACCACCAGACACATATTGAGTGCCATCACCCGCAAATGTCACAATATCCCCACCGAGAATTGTTCCAGTCCCGGTGTTTACAGCAATAGATTTATCACCAACTGATGAACTGCCATTTACAAGATAACCATCACCAGTCCCTTTAGCATGTACACCGACTGCATGCGAGTGGCGAATCGCAAAGTTCATAATACGGTCAGTCATACCATTTCGTAGCATGTCATCACGACCAGCTTCATTGACCTTGAATAATCCTGCTTGCTTACCACGCAAATTACCAATTGCTGCATGACCTAAAACTAATTGCAGATCATTACGCGGGGCACCGTTGTTTTCCAAGATACCTAATGTGCCAGCAAAATCAGTCATATCAGCTGCAGTGCTGAACGGCGTTTGTCCTGCTGTACCATAAGCAATTGATGCATTTTTATAAGCTTCTAGCCAACAGTCTCGTTCGATTTCATTCACCAACGTTCGCATAGCTTGAGCAAAACGATCGGTTTGAATTGCAGCAAAGGTACCTGCATTTTGTAGTGAACGAGTTTCTTCACCATTCCAGCGGATCGGTACATTTCGTGACTTGGTAATTTTAGCCACGATGTTGTCTACCGTACCATCACCTGCGTCTGGTGCATGTACACCGGGTTTAGTATCTTGTGCTTCTGCAACGGTTGTTACTGGAATTTTTACATCATCACCAACTGCAGCACGTTCAATACCAGTATCACGTGTAACTGCAGGAATAAATCCAGTAATCTCACGAGAAACAATATCAAGTGCTGCATATAATGTTGGCAATAAGCCATTTAAATTATTAGACATTCACTAGTCTCCAAAATTAATTTTCTGTAATTTGTCCGCCATCTTTCATGAATGCTTGTTTTTCTGGTGGAGCTAACAGTTCAAAGCTTTGACGTGACATCGCTTTGCCACCCCCTTGTCCGCCTTGACCTGAAAAACCACCACCACCTGCTTGTGAACCTTTTAGAATAGAATCTTTATGTTGGTATCCACCGATTAAGATTTCTAAAGCTTCATCAAAAGCTGCTTCATCACCATGATTTGTACGGGAATAGATTTTTTGACCTTTACTGTCATATGCGATAGGTTTGCCATCTTCGACCTTGAAGTTTTGACCAAACATGGCTTGAACCATATCGACAGGAACAGCGACTTTCTCTTGGATAAACTTAGAACGAGCAAATCCACCACCGATCAATTCATTATGTAATTGCTGTTGAAATGCATCACGTTCAGATGTGATTTGACCAAGTTGTGTTTCATAAGTTTGTTTTACAGAATCAATTGCTTCAGTTCGCACCCGTTCTGCTTCTCCTGCATCAATCAACTTTTTATCATCAAAGTTTTTGATGGTATTTAGAGCATTTCGGGCTTTTTCAGCATCTAAACCTTCAAATGTTTTTAAACTTGCTTCCGCTTGTTCTTTAGCAATTCGATGATTTTTGGCTTCTGATCCGAGTTCATTAATTTTTGCAATCGCATGTGGTGCATCAAAGGCAATCTCTGTTCCATCTTCATGGAGGTATAAAGGTTTACCTTCTTCATTCACTTCTGCGTAGGTCTTATTTTCGATTTGAATCGTTTTGAGTTTCATAGGTTTCCACCATTTTTAATTAAGCTTCCGCTCGTTTCACCAATCGTTTCCACTTTTGGCAGGCAATAAAAAAGCACCCATTTGGGTGCTTGTATTAAAATGAATATGCTATTGGGTTTCTTGAGGACCAAACTCTTTTTCACAAAATTCTTTCAGATCATTCCAATATTTAACAGCATTCGGACCATCAAAAGTAAGATATTCTTGTCCTGAGGCTTCTACATCTTCACTTCTAATGATCTGATCTTCTGAAATATTAAATTTTTCTTGAAGTCGTTTAATAGTTCTTTCTCTCTCCAGCTTTAACTCGTCATTCATTAGCTCATCTCTCGTGAATAATTAAGATTAAGTCGTTTAGCAACCATTAGCCATAATTGATGCTCTAGCTCATGTTGAGCAAATCTTATATTGATGAAATCAGTATTAATCATATTCCTAGTTATGTCTAGAGCCTTCGGTTTCAACTCATCAACAGTATTTTGAATTTCCTTAGCAGACGGCCAGATGTTAGTTTCTTTACTACTAGATATTGCAAATCTCATGTTCTTTGTCACAACCCTGACTTCTGCTAGGTTCAATTCAGCAGCAGTCAAAATATCTTCTATCGAGAAGTTTGATCCTTTAGGATGGTTATGCGTGAATGTTGAGTGAGCAACCTTACTCCAAAAATCTGATGAAACTGACACCTTATCAGTATCTCCAGCTATCATCTTAATAATTTTGCCATCTTGCGAAATGAATGCACCATATTCCGTATTTTCACTGCGTATGTCATTTTCATATGCAACAGCTTTCTTCCTTGCAGGTGTTGAAACATCAGGCTTTTGCGTTTTCTTAGGTAAATCATAAAAGCTTGGTTCATTTTGTGGCTGTTTAAAACTCTTGCCAGTTTTTGAAAGTTTGAACACTGACTCAAAGCCTTTTTCATCCGCCTTACGCAACTCATCTAAAGTGAATTTTCGACCAGACAATGGATCAACAAACTTATCAATTGAAAATCCACCCTCTTTATAGAGTTTGTATTTAACAGGACCTAACCATTTTTCTTGAAAAGACTCATCTTGCCGATCAAACCAATCTTTATAGGTTGTATTCGCATCAACTTGTCCAATCTTTCCATCTCGCTGATCTTTTGGAATATCCTTTACAGGACGATTATCCGCAACAAATGGTCTTAAACCATCCAATTTTCCATCTTTATCACATCCGACTTGAACAGTTCTACATCGATGGTGATAAGGCGGTTTTTCATGACCAATACCAATCAATTGGACACGCCCATCTTTTACAGCACATCCAAAACTTGTTCGACCATCTAAGGTAGCAACATCTCTTGTATATTCAAATCCTAAAGCTGACCACGTCTGCAAATAGACGTCATTACTTAAATGTGCTCGAGCTGTTCGTACTTCAGCATCAATTACATTCCGAGTTTGATTCAACAAACCATCAGCATAATTACGCGCTTTGGTTCCTTTAATACGCTGAATAATTTCCTGATTTGTTTGCCCATTTGAAACACCATCACGAATAACATATTCAGCTTTTTTTCGAACACTTTCAGCGACATTCGGAAAGATATAATCCAATAATTGACCACCAGCGTAAGGTGTTTTCTTTGCCTTATTCAGCAGAGTTTTACCACTTATTACTGGGGCTCTTTTATTTGCCAACTTATAGATATATGCTGATTCATAAGAAGCCAAAGCAATCATCGAAATATCAAGAATTTCAGGAAGAATAGTAGAGATTGACTGTTGCCAATTCGTCATTACTCCCTGAATTTCTTTTAAAGATGTTGTTGTATATTTTCCACTCGTTAAAGTCGTTTTTTCAGCTTCATTTAAATCATCCAACAAATCACGGAGTTGTTTTAGCATCTCCAATGATAAGTCATCAAAATGATTTAAAATTTCATGAATAGAGCTTGAGGATAGGCGTTGAAGATAAGAATTATGCTGATTTAAGGCATCAATTATTGCTTGTTGTACCTCTAGATCGTTCATCATCTACACCTTGATATGGCTGATAGCCACCTAATGGCTTACTCATCCGATATTCTTCAATCTTCTTCTCAATTTCTTCCCACTTTGCATCTGAGAATGTTCCAGTTTGCTCATACTGATAAAGAATTTCAGGAGGTAAGAGATCACCTTGGACCATCTCTAAAATCAGTTTTGAACGTTCCACACTGTATTTTTGTTTATTAAAATCTTGAGAAATCACATAAGTCAGTTCATCAGGCTTTATATCGTGATCAGGCAAGGCAAACTTGGCACACCAACGTAACGCCATTTGTAATGCTTCGCTGATATTAGATACTGCCAGTGAAACAACTGAATGCTGTATAGAGTCCTCATTATCTGCTTGTGTCGCAGTTTTATTAGCAGAACCTACCTCAATTAGGCGAGCACCCATTTCTTTCATTTGTAGCCATTTATCAGTCATCAATTGCTTGGCTAAGTTGTTCTCACTCGCTTGAGCAATCTCAACCTTAGTTGGAAAACCATTCCGAGCGCCAATCGCTAACTTGTCCTTTTTAATGATTTCATATTGATCAGGGGTGATATTTGGCATCGATACAATCGGTTGACCCACAATAAATCCTGATTCTTCCACATCTGCAGAATTACGATAATGAGCAAGATTTAGATCAGCCAATTCAAGCAACGGCGGATTATTGATTTCGTCTGTATTATCGATCGCACCACAAAATGTAAATGGAATATAGTTCCAATGCTTACCGTGATAATCTGTAGGATAGTAAAGCGGTCCAGCTTCAAAAATTTGTTTTTCATTACGTTCATAAAGCTGTACGGAATAAACAAAATCATCCTGACCTTTCTGTAATCTCAAAACACGGTACTGAGTATCACTCGTACGACCAAATCCACCATCATCAAGCTTTGATATATTTTCTTCAATCACGACCAAAGATAGTTTTTTCTGATTTCCCACAACGATGAAATCCCAATTAATAACAGATTGAGCTTTCAATGTATGAATCATTGGAAATGCATTCTTTTGCTTATCTTCTGCCCGATTTCGACTAGGTTCAACTTGTGGAAAATCGACATACACACCACAACGATAATGCTTAAAAATCAATCGCAGCATTTGTTGGGAGCTTTGATAAATTGAACGTCCTGCACCATCCGCATTTCGCTCTAAATACTCAAGCTCGTCAGGTCTTTTAAAATCAGGCAATTTATTAAATGCTGAGCCAATATGACTAATCAAAGTCCGACCAGTCGCACCATAGAAAACTGCTCGATCTAAATACTCCTTATAACGTTCCTCATCCCCATCACCGAAAGTGACAGGCACTGGTAAATATGTTTTACCTTTTTTCTTTATTGCATCCTGTCCATCACAAACATCATCAACTTTATTCCAGGTATCAATGTTTTTAATATATTCAGGATGCTTTGAAGTTACACCTGTCATCTTCTTCTTCCAAAAATTGGTATATCTAGGGTTGTTACTGGTTTTGGTTTATTCATCGCTACACCAAACATACGGAATGCATCAGCACCATGAGAAGTATGATCGTGCAAAGGTTTATCTTTCCAACACCCTTTTTTGTCATCCCACTCTTTACGATAGTTTTCTAAATGAGAAATACCTTCTGCACATTTGGTTTCATCAAACTCACAGTATTTAAGGATTTCACGAGTTTGTTCTATACCATCCATCACACCTATGCTTTCAACCACTTCAAATCGGACAGAATAGATTTCGCCATCAATCTCATAACCTTCTTTGGCAATGTCTAAACGTGATTTTGCATCACCAGTTAAAGAACGGTTTTTGATGTCGTGTGGTGCGTAGTGTTTTGAATATGTATAGCCTTTATCTTTCAACACTTTAAAGTAATGTCTTAAGCCTTCACCTGAGTTTTCGTAGTAATCAATGACTTGATAACATTCATCAGAAATTTTCCTGATGAACCAAATTGCCATTGAGTCCGAAACACCTAAATCCCAAAAGGTCATTACAGGCAAATGATCATTATTTGGCAACTCACCAATCCGACCATTTGCGTATAAGAATTTGAATTGTTTCTTGTAGTACGCACCTTCAACTGATTGCTGAAATGCCTCAGATGGAATGCTTGGATATTCACGCTTGATGTCGTCACCAAGCGTTTTCTCTTTTTGCCAATACCACTGTTGTTGTTCGGGAGTAGTATGGATGTTGTATTTAGCTTTGAGCTCAGAGAAATAGTCTTTTAAACGCTGCGGTAATTCTCCAGCAACTGGTAAGGCATATTCAGCATTTTTCCACCAAGAGAAGAAAAAGAATTTCCAGTCCAAGATTCCTAATGTTCTGCCTTGTAATTGAAGCTTTTCAGCTTCTTGGCAGTAATCATAAAAATAACCAGCCTTGCCCTCAGCAGTTGATTCTAGTGTGATTTTGCCATCAACACTCACAGCTTCAAACGCACCAGTGACAATTTCACGCGCTTTATCTGGATATTTGGCACAAATTTTACCAAACTCAGAAATATGCAAACGTTTTAGAGTACCGCCACGAAATGAAGTACTTACTGTAACTGAACCGCCCTTTTTAAAGACCAACTCTTCTTTTGTTTCAATAAGAAGTGGGTTAGCGGCTCTTAAAGGGTGAGGTAATTTCTCATAAGCATATTTAACTTTCTCACGAAACAAACGCTTAGCATCATGTAAAGTATGTGCAATCAATGCGCATTTATCAGACATAAATAAAGCAGCATCTAATTGAATAATACAAACTTCTGTTGTAAACCCAAGTTGCCTTGCTTTTAAGATAATGTTTCTTGACCACTCATTTTCAAAGTATTTAAGTTGCTCAAGAGTCATCTTGAATTTGACTTGTTTACCTTTTTTATCAGTGATGTAGTAGAGATTGTTTAATCGCCAGTGCTGATCAACAAGTTTTGCTCTATGCTCAGGTTTAAGCATATGCCCTCCTTATTAATCCCCTTTGCTAAGTTCATCCATCAGATCTGAAAGAGATTGAATTTCTATAGTACCTGAGTGTTCAATTTTTCCTGCAAACATTCCAAGATGTTTTCCTAACATTTCAATAGCTTTATTCGCGGCTGCACGATTTGGTTCTGCACCACTCATGCAAGCTTCCAAGTTATCTTTTAATTTGCTTAAAACATAAAATGAATCAATGCCCAACTCTTCCGCACGTTCATCTTGAAGAAACTTAATGCGTGTTTGAACATCTTCACGGTGCATTGCACGCCAAGCATTTGACTTGTCTGTATAACCCGCCATATCACCTGCTTTTTTCTTGCTTCCAGTGATTATGAAAGCCTGTGCAAGTTCTTCATGTTGATGATTGGCTAACGGCTCACTCCCTTTCGGAAGCTCTATATCCTCCATAAAGGAATCTCCAATAAAAAACCTCCCGGAGGAGGTTTGACTTACTTTACTAAATCATTTTAAGGTAGCTTGTGCTTTTTTAATTACTTCAAGAAGTCTATCAACCTGAGAGTCAGTTAAGTTTGATGCTGAAACAGTAAGACTATTTAATGCTGCTGCAGCAATTGCTGTTTTAGCTTTGATTTTTTCAATTTCAATTAATGTTTCTGATTCTAATGAGTTCATTACGCTTTTCTCTATAATTAATTTAGAAACAATAAATTATCAACTTATCCAAGCAATATCAATCACTCAACATACTTCTAATTGTTTTAGACCATTCTTTTAACTGACTAATCTTTCGATCAATGACAATCATTTCTTCACGAGTCATAAGACCGCGAGATAAGCTTTGATATTTATTGATCTCAGATTCATATCGCTTGAGATTGCTTAGTGCTTCCTGTCTATCCATTTACACATCCTTTAAAGTTCTCTCAGCAACACAAAGCGATACATAGCTATTGAATCTAGCCTTACCATTTTTAATGAACTCATCTTTCATTTGATTAAGTGCATATATCTGTTCTTGGTAAATATTCAAAAGGAATTCATTTGTTTCTTCTTCAAGTTTGTAATTCTCTAAATCTTGCTTTGCATCTTTAAGCCTTTGATTAATGAAGTGTCTACGAGATTTAATGCAACTATTTTTGTAGAAATCACACTCAAATTCATCAGGTCCAGAGTGATAAATCATTTCAAAGAAGTTCATCCCACTTTCTCCAAGACAAAATAAAACCCCAATAGTGTGGGGTTTACAATCAATTTTAATTAAAACCTTCTAAGCTGATCCAATCTTTTTTGATAGATTTTATCAGCAAAATTCAATCCTAATAAAAGTACAATTAATGGGACAACAAACACGCCCCATTTTAATACTTCAATATGAGTTGAAATAATTGAGAAGAAGGGCTTTTCCAGATAACCAAATTCGATATTTGCTATTTTGTTCAGTAAAGGAAAATACAGCACTGCTGAACCAATTACTAAAAATATTAACAAATATAACCACCAAAACACTTTTGGAAATGCTTTTTTAAAATCATCTAATTGCCACAGCTTCTCTCTCAACCAATCCATACTCACCCCAAAATATTGTTAATTCTAATAATATATAAAGGTTTAATGATCAATTTTCAATCTAAAGATATTAAAAAACCCCTCGGAAGGGGTTTGGGGTTTTAGATATTAATTATAAGTATCTTTGAGGCATATCAAGCAACATTACATTCACTTGAATGCCAAGATTGGTTATTACCATATGAGAAGGTCACATTATCGAGGACAAGGGTTCTTTCTTGATGATTCAGTGCCTCAATCATCTTTCTTAGTTCACCATCACCATGTGCATGCTCTTTGTATAGAGCACGAAACAATAGTTCTGTTGGTTTACCCATAGAACCCCTGTCGTTTTCCCAATTACGAATACTAGATTCACCAACCCTCAATAAGCCAGCTAAGTTCTTTTGCGATAAGTTCATTTCTTTACGCAAAAAACGAATTTCTTCACCGTTCAGTTCAGGTCTATTAGTAATCAGGAAAAGACCGATAGCATCATGTAATTGATGAACTGAGTGAATAGATACCAACTCACCATATTCCTCATCATTCTCAATTGAATAGCCATCTTGTAACCACACGTTACTTAAACCACATTCTTCATAGTGATACATTTTTTTGACCTATTCTTTAAATGTAGTAACTACAATTGAAGATTCACCGTTCTCGTTTTCTCTAATCACAACTGTTGAAGTTATGTGCTCGCCAGCGCTCTTCACAGTAATATTCATTTGACAGTTTCCACGAGTATTTAAATACGGACCTTCAGTTATATCTCCATGCTCGAAGCAACAGATAATTTGCTTGAAAGAGATACTTCGTTCCTTCATCCGCTGTTTAGCGTGTGTGCTTAATTTGATTTTGCTGGTGTCTTGAGCAAATTCTTTAAGCTTCAGCCTAGCTTGTGGAGAGGTTAAACACATACATCAGACACCTATGTTTTTGTTAAGGTAGGCTAAGAAGGAAATGCATACCGTCAAAATTTGACGGTATAGGTGCAACTATATTGACTAATGGCATTATTGTCAATAACGCGTTATGTAGAAATGTCAAGACTTGTAATCAAGCAAATGCGCCAAATTATGACGTTCAGTATGGTCTAATGGTTGACTATCATAAGATTTGTGCAATCTTCCCACACTTCCGACACTCTCTCACCGTAAAGAAATCTGAATATTCCCAAACGTGACGGCAGAAGATTTGTTTGATTCGGAGCATGTTGTTCTCCTTAAAATCTGGCACGCCATACAGGATTCGAACCTGTAACCAATGCAATAGAAGTGCAGTGCTCTATCCAGTTGAGCTAATGGCGTAAAAAAAGACGCCTAAGCGCCTTAATATTTTTTGATCCCTAAAAGGAAGAGAGCTCAATCAAGGGTTTGACTGAGCTCTATATGCATAAAGTTTCTACGCTAACTAAGTTAGCCATATTTTTGCTTACTTTCATAAACATCACTGCCACAACTTTATGCGCTGTGGTTTAAATCCACCAAACAACAGGAGAAAGATGATGAGATTATTAATCCTTTGCATCTTCATTATCTTAGCGTTGATTTCACAATCAGCATACTAAAATAATAGCAGCCTCACTCGAGGTTGTTTCCTGTAGTTTATAATAAAACATTTTTTAATCAAGTAGAAAAGCAAAAAAGCCCACTAAAAAGTGAGCTTTTCTACAAATATAGGTTGACTTATAATGTAGGTCATCCTATAATATCATTATCAAGACGAGATGGCAGTCTCAACTTGATGGGTGTAAGTCCTCAAGACTTACGAACTAACAAGGAATCTGGCATGATTAAGTTAGTTATCTTAGCAATTCTACTGTTAATCAGTATGAAAGTCTACTAAGAAAGCCCACCCCGAAAGGGGTGGCACTAACTAACTTAACAAGCTCCGAGGAGTTTAAGATGGCAAAAACACCTACAGAAATTCAACGTGATAGCGATTCAAAACGAGGCGTAAAAGTTAAATCTTTTAAACTCAAACTTGATGACATTGCGTATATTGAGCAAGTAGCCAAGAAACATGACTTGAGTCATAACGAGTTACTTATGCAAGCGATTCGTTTCTATGATGAAAACGTGGGCAAATAAAAAGCCCACCTTTCGATGAGCTTTAAAGCTAGTTAACTCTATTAGATAACAGTAATACTGCTAGCTTGTAGTCCTTTCTTCCCATTAGATACAGTAAATTGAACGCGCTGACCTTCAAGAAGAACTTTAAAACCATTGCTTTGAATTTCACTATAATGAGCAAAAACATCTTGACCGTTATCTGTTGCGATAAATCCAAAACCTTTAGTTTCATTAAACCACTTAACGGTACCAGTACTAATATCTGACATATATAATTCTCAATAATTTAAAATATAGAATAATTCTTTATAAAACAAACATTTTTCATATATAAAATAAAAAGTATTCATTAAAAAAATAATCTATTACGAAGAATATACATTAACTACTGTCGAATAGCTAGGTGGTTAAAAAATCAATTTATAGAGTTGATTCAACCCAGTATAAAAAGATTTTCCATCAATGTTTAATAAACATTCTTGTCCAGATGCTAGTTGAATTTTTTTACCAACTTCAACAAAAGTGACACCATTCACATTATTTTGTTTACGCTTAAGAGGAATAACCTTAACTTCTATCTCTTCGCCATTGTTTGCCTTAGCAAACATCCATCCATTTAATAAATTCACAATATACTCAATCATTTGAGCTTCAGTAAAATGTGTGAAATCTAATTACGATTAACATTCAGTATTGGAATAACTTCTACTTAGAAGTAAATTCTCTAAAATTTTACATCAGCATATTTAAAAAAATTAGTGAAGTTGACTAATTCATCAACTTATTTAAGACATTAACCATTTAATTATAAGAGTTATTTTAAAACTTCTCTCGAAGAAACAACTAACAATATTAAATATTTTACTATCAAAATTATTAAAAAAACCTAAAAAGCATTAAGCAATCTAGGCTATAAACACTAAAACTTTTCGTGGTAGCGGGAGCTGGATTTGAACCAACGACCTTCGGGTTATGAGCCCGACGAGCTACCAGACTGCTCCATCCCGCATCAACGAAGTGCCTTTATACGCTTTAAAACTTAGGAAAGCAAATTTTATTAAAATTATATCTATTAATATTTCGATTTAATATAAAAAGCCCACATTTAAGTGAGCTTCAGTAACAGATTATGCCCTCAACATTTTTTCAGCACCAGCGGCTAAGAATGCAGAACGAGATTTAAACTGCTTATCTTTACCCACCTTATCGTCAATTAGACGAATTAACCGGCTTGGTAAAGTGACATTGATTTTTTCAGCCTTACCTAGATAACGACTTACATCAACATCAACAACAGCCCAAATAAAGCCTTTAAACTCATCATCATTTAAGTACTTACTTACCTCAGAGGCTAAAGGAATTTCCTCACCATCTTCGGCTAAAATTTCTAAATGATCTGCAATTGCATCTTTCACATTACTCAATGCCTCTTCAAAAGTATCACCTGCTGAGAAACATCCTTTAATGTCTGGAACAATCACACCGTAGGCTTCAACATCTGAGCCTTTTTCTACTGCAATTGGATATAACATACTCACCTCTTTTTAGAGAAAATCAAGTCTGGGTGAAGCGGGTCATTCTAGACCCGCTTGCTTCAAGATGCTTTTTACAGTGCCTTTTGGTAAATCCTTTTTAGGATGAGGTACTGTAACCAGTCCCTCTTTGGTAGGATGTTTGAAGTGATGATGACTACCTCTAACCCTTTCCTCATACCAACCATCTGCTTCGATGATCTTGATCAATTCCAGACTTTTCATTTTAACTCCATCTGTCTTGATGAGTTAATTATAACCCTAGAGTTATAAAATAACAACAACCCTAGAGTTATTTTTTAATTATTTTTATAAAAAAAGCCCATCATTTTGATGAGCTTAAATTAAAATAAAATCACTTAGGTCTGTACAATACACCCAAAATCTGTGCTTAAGTTATTAATTGCCACGCCTGAAAAAATGGTTGAAACTACAAATTTAAGATTATTTGACATAGACATCTCCTTTAATTTAGTTAAATTACAATTTTTAAAACTTGAAAAAAACTGATAACTTATTGATAAAAAGGCAATACCTAACCAAAACACAAGTGGTAGAGTCGAACTACCAGTACAGACAACAGACCTAAGTAATCTGTTTATGCATTATATCACTATATTTTTAAAACCAAATTAAAAAAGCCCGTTATTTTTAACGAGCTTTAAAATATCTAGTGGATTACCATAACTTCGTCCACTATAACAGAAATATGCCATATTGCGTCTAGACAGTCAACTCATTGATTTTGTAATCTTCCACTAGTTCGAGAATTTTAAAATATGCAACTATAAATCCAACTATTTCATTAAATTCCGCATTATCAACACCATGAAATTTGTTGAATGTTAATTTTATGCAACTAGCCTCAAATGTTGTTGAAATTGATACAACTCCATTTTGTAAACGACAATTTTTTAAACAACTATTAACTGTTTCTCTATCAACACCTTTATAACATTTTAACCAAGTCATTATTTAAACTCTAACTAAATTCTCAATCTTTTATCATGCCCAGCCAAATAAAATCTAGCACAACTCACCATAATAGCAGCTTGAGCCTTAGATTGATTGGTAATTGAAGCTACAGCGTTAAGACCTCTATTTTCAACTTTATTCTTGACCAAGCACATCAATGCAAATTTAGTTGTAAAATCAGTATTTCCGCTATTAAACACGCTTCTCAGCAATGCCTGTACCTGCTCTGCCTCAAAGTCACTAATCTCGCAACGTATATAACACTTCGAGTTACGTGGCGTTTTATCCGCTTCACGAATCAACCAATAGATCTGATTAACATGCAATCCGTCTGGCAATTCACCACCTTTCAAACGAGCGGTTTCACACCATGCGCCAAATTGCTCAAGCCATCCATCAATTGTGTATTTAGACCAATCCATAATTCTCACCGCTGCGTTCATAATTGCCCCTTAAACCTCTAAAATCTCAATCCCATGCACTGACATCATTAAGTGCTTTTTGATTCGATACTCAGCAAGACTTCTCGAAATCTTACTTTTGACATCTTCAACTATCTGACACCCATCCTTGATATATACAAAATCCGCTACATAACGAAGTGCTGGCTTTTTACGTGGTTCATTGCTAAATCTGACCGACTCAGCGAGTACAAACGCATATTGCGTCTGTAGCTCTTTGATTTCCCCTGCACGCTCAAGAATCTTTAACTCTCGATAACGGTTAGCTTCTTTGACTGAATCGAACTTTAGACCATCGCATTCGATAGTCTTGTTCTTGTATTTTGATTGTCTTGATCTCGCCACTGGCTTAGATTGTGTTTGCCACCCTTTAGGAATTTGCATTGTCGTCACCTATTTCATTCATGCCACATAACGCATCATGCAATTGGTCGAGTTGCTTAAAGATCGCATCTGGAACTCCTATATCTGTTGTTGTCAAAATAGTGACTATAGAAATCCATTTTGCTGTAGCTTTTTCAATCCGCTTGTCTTTCTCTTCAAGTGCTTGCCAAGTTTTTTTAATTTCACTTTCAAAACCTTTAATTTGATCTCTTTTGATACCGAGTTGAGCCTTTAAGAAATCAACCTCATCTTTCAAAGGTTTTGCTACGTCTTGAAAATATGTACCTAACTCAATGGCTTCTAACCATTCCTTTGTGCGCTCATCTAAAACCTCGTTGAGTTGGTCTAGCTCAGCCTGTCGGGATTCCTGACCTGCTTCAAATGCATCCCTAGAGGCTGGCAACACATAGTCGTACTTTGCCCCATTTACTTTCCACCACTCTTCAAACTTATCCATGACGTTCTGCCTCCAAGCGGTGACCTGCATCAAACTCATCACCTGTTATATGTCTCAAGTAATATGGCGAAGCACAAAATTGCAAAACAACCAAATCATTTCCACTTACTTGATTAATTGGGCATACAACGATTGTTGTTGGATGTCTTACTTCTAAAACCCTATGTAAAGAATTTGAAGATCCAGGTTTGTTAATCAAAACCACTTGATCATTCACCTTAAACTCGGGACTGTCATGTTTTGTCAGGTTGTTTATCGTTGTCATAATGCCACCTGAAATAATTTTTTTGCTTTGTCTGTTAAAAAGAATCTGTGCTCATCCCAATAAGCGCACGATTTACGTTTGATATACCCTGCACTTTCCAATTGAGATGTGTATCGTTGAGCTGTTCGAGTTGAAACATTAATTACTTTTTGCACTTCAGCATTAGTCGCAATTGGAGTCTCTTTAATCACTAGTAACACTGTCAGCATGCGTTCAAAAATAGCCACGTGTCCCTTAGGTATACCTATCCAATCCAAAGTCTTATCATCATGTAAATCTTTCATACCGACTCCCCTTGCATCATCCGTTGATCACCCCAGTTACACTCAACCAGTGTCAAACCATCGTGCTGAAAGCGTGACCACAACCGATCACCCAAATCTTTTTTGAGTTCTTCAAGCGTGAAATTGGAAATCAACATGGTTGCCTTACCCTCGTCATAACGTGAGTACAAAACCTTGTGAACCAATTGCAATCTGTTCTCATGGCGATCGTGCAAACCATATTCATCAAGAATCAGTAAGTCATAATCAGTAAAGCGGTAAATCGCATTAGCTTCGCTGTCATCGGTTCTTTTCCAAGCATTGGCAATCTCATTAGCCATGTCCTCAGAAGTGATATAGCGAGCTGATTTACGCTTATCCAACACGTTTAAAGCCACTGCACTAGAAAGATGTGTTTTGCCTGTACCAGTACGACCAACCATGATCAGATTACGAACCACACCACCCATGAAGTCTTTAGCAAATGACATACATTGAGCTTTTGCATTACGCTGACCATCGTTAGAAACTAAATAATTCCCAAACCCACTTTGAGCATGGCGTAGTGGTAATTTCGCACCTGCAAAGTGTTTATCACGGACCATAGTGTTTACTGCGTGATGATGTTCTTTTTGACCACGATCCAGTAATTCAAATGAACACTGTTTGCAGATTGATCTACCACGATAAACAACATGATTAACTTGGTGCTTAGAACAAAACTCTGTTGATTGTTGAGTATCAAAATTCACTGTAGACATTGCGTTCATATCAAGCCCTCACAGTTAATATCATCGGTTGCTGGCTTGTACTGCTGAACATCACCCCAAGCGTCATTGACGTTGCGTGATGCAGTTTTAGCTGTTTGTATTTCAGTCCGATCAATCTTAGCCAGGTGTTTTTCAAATTCTTGAATCAACCATGCAGCAAATTTTCTTGTGCGTTGGTTTTCGGTCAGATCAATTTTGTTTTCCCAGTGCGCATTGAAATTACCCAAATGAAAATTGAAATCAGCAAGAGATAAAATTTCTTCACAACGTTGACTAAATTTTGTTTGAGCCAAAATGGTTTTTAAGAAACTCAGATTTGGTTTCCAAGTTTCGTTGTGAGTCAAATTTTTTTCTGCGCTCTCTTGTGTGTGTATTTCTTTAATATTTTCTTTTAAATATATTTCTTTTACAGAGTGACATTTGATGTTACTAGTAGTGGTGACATTGGATGTACCCACACTAGTATCATTCAATGTAACTACATTTAATGCACCAGTATCATTAGATGTTACTAGTTCAGGCTTAATTCGATCCTCAAATGTGACCGTATAAGTTGTCGTTTTACCCAGATTTTTAGTAATGCGAATAAGTTGAAATTTGGCTAAATCAGCCATATTTTTTCGTACTGTTCTTTTGTCTTTGAAGCCCGTCAATTTCATAACTAAAGCTTCACCAATGGATTTGTTATCTCCGTGAAAGCCTTTGATGTGTCGATTTAAAAGAATAAGGCATTTGATCGCCTCACCACTTAAAGCACTTAAATAACCTTCATCACAGATAAAATTAGGCAATGGAGTAAAGCCCTCTTCTTTCTTCGACATAGCTTGTCGCTCTTTTTTTGGAAATTGAACCAGCTCTCCTTGTGGGATCGGCGATTCGTGTGCTAAATTTGTTTTCATATTCAACGCTCCAAGTTTTGAATGTATGACCGCTACCTGCTCCAACAGGAAGCGGTTTTTTATTTAAATAAGATCCGCATATAGTCAGGCGAGCTAAAAGAATTACTAAGAAAAACTCGTGTAGCCTCAGCAACTTCAGGTGAGCAATACACATCATTTGCATTCACTACCTTCAATCCAATCGCACTCAATAAACCGCTAAAAAGCTCAATATCAGTCAAGTCATTGGATTTTTTATCATTTTTCATTCGAGATAGTGTGCTTGCATCAATTCCAAATAGTTCTGCAACTTTACTTTGATTACTCGAATTTACTGCTCTCAAAATCAAAGATGCGTTATTGATTGCACTTGCATTAAGTTCTATCGATACTTTGCTCATGGTTATTCCTAAGCTGTTAGGGTTTGAAATTCTTTTAGAGACGGACAAAGTTCAATCGCTTTGAATTTTCCATCTGTGGCTTTTTCAGCACGTATGGCAACAATTGGGGGCATTTTCCAACGCCCATTGAGATATCCACTCACTGTTGGTTGTTCAACCCCAATTGCAATTGCTGTATTTTTCTGACCGCCAAAGTGGTCTATCAGATTTTGATAAATTTGAATTTTCATATTATTCACAAAATATAGGTTATCAACCAATAATATTAGTATTCCAATGTTATTTCAATAGGAATTCTAATTTGTTTATTTATTAGCGATCTAATATTATTGAGTGAAAATGGTAGGTGCTTATGGAACTTAAAGATCGACTCAAATTCGCTAGAAAGAATGCGAAGAAATCTCAAAAAGATGTAGCTGAGTATGTCGGTATTACACAACCAACTCTTAGCCAACTAGAAAGTGGATTAATTAGTTCTTCCACTTACCTACCCGCAATCGCTAAATTTTTAAACGTTGATGCGTATTGGCTTCAAACTGGTGAAGAACCAGAAGAAAGTCATAACAAAGTAGTTACGAATACAACAAATGTATCCGTTGTGAACACTCCTTTAAGAACTATCCCCCTCTTAGATTACGTACAAGCAGGTTTATTTCATGAAGTTGGATATGATGGAATCAATCCAATTGGGGCATCATGGACCACTTATGAAAGTCAAAGACCAGAATGTGTTTTTGCGCTTAAAGTTGAAGGCTACAGCATGTCACCAGAGTTTATGCCTGGAGATGAGCTAGTTGTTGATGGTTCACTCGAAGCTAGACCAGGTACTTTAGTAATTGCACAAGAAGTAAAACACGGCGTTGCAAGCACCACTTTTAAAAAATATAGAGTTATCGGTGTAAATGAGTTTGGCGTTGATATTATTGAACTTGTTCCGTTAAATCCTGATTATCCAACCCTTAACTCAACTCAAATTAATATCTCAATTATTGGTGTGGTCGTCGCACATAATAGGAAGTTTAAATATTAAAAACTGCGTATGCGACGCGGTCCTTTTTGTCGGATTTTTTAAGATTTAATGAGGGTTTATTATGGAACAAGATTCTCTTTTTGGTGCAAGCTATCATCCTAGGTTTTTAGACAAATTTTTAGGGAATATGGTAAAAGATCCAGTAATTGCTCTTATCGAGTTGGTTGCTAATGCTTTTGATGCTGGAGCTAAAAATGTCTATATTAAATGGCCTGCAACTAAAGAACTTGGTGGGGCTTCTAAATTCGAGATTGCAGATGATGGTAAAGGGTTATCTTTATCTGAATTTAAAAAAATATGGGGGACATTAAACTACGACAGAATCGCAAACCAAGGAGATACCATTCAGGTTTATGACAATAATAACTTAATTGAGACCCGCACCGTTTATGGAAAAAATGGGAAAGGAAGATTTTCAAGTTTCTGTTTTAATGATAAATATACTCTTGTATCGACTAAGGACAATAGAACATTTAGTTGTGAAGTATCAAGATCCTCTACAGATGACACCCCTCTTATTATCAAACCATCAGAGCCAACGAATACTAACTTACATAGTGGAGTAACAATTTCAGCAGAAATAAAGAACAAAAGTTCTTTAATCGAATTATCAAAACTTAGAATGGAATTAAGTGCAAGATTCATAAGTCGACCTTCATTTAAAATTTTTATTAATGGCGAATTGTTAACTCTTCAAGATATACCCAAAGAATGTATTACTGAAAAGAGTCTTAAATTTAAAGATAGAGACATCTTATTGAGACTAATTGATACCAATAAAGTCGATATTTCTGTGCGACAAAGAGGTGTAGCTTGGTGGGTTCAGGGTCGTTTGGTAGGTGATATTAATTGGAGTTTCTTAAAAAGTTTTGCCGAGTTTGATCAACGTTCCACATCTGCCAAAAAATATAATTTGATTATTGAAGCAGATTGTCTGCATGAATATGATTTAGTTTTATCCGACTGGTCGGGGTTTGATACAAACCATAGTACATGGCATGAATTTGAAAAAATAATGATCCCTGCTGTGAAAGATCTGATAGATGAACCTTCATTAAAAGAATCTACATTTAAAGCTAATGCGGCATTAAACAAGGTTCGCTCTGAAAGTAAAGATTTAGGCTTATTGTCAAAATCCAAACTTATATCATTTGTTGATCAATCCATTAGATTATGTCCAAACTTATCTGAAATTACACTACACAACTTAGCTAACATATTAATTAATCTTGAAAAATCTTCAAACAAATATAATTTAATACAAAAATTAAGTAGCATAACAAGTGAGCAATTGGATAAATTAGACTCCATTCTAGAAGATTGGGGGGTAGATATGGCTAAAGTAATACTCGATGAAATAGGGGGAAGAATAAAAACGATTGCAGAGTTCAAACTCAAAATGGATGTACCAAAGATTGATGAAGTTCATGAATTGCAGGTATTGTTTGAAAAATCTTTATGGATGTTTGGCCCACAATTCGAAAGTATCGAATTTACCTCCAATAAAGGAATGACATACGCTCTCCAAAACTTATTTAAAAAACAGCAAATAAAAGGCTCAAGATTAAGACCTGATTTTCTAATATTACCTGATACATCCGTAGGATTTTATACAATACCCAACTATGATAATGACTATCAACCTAAAGGGGTTTCTCATCTAGTAATCTTAGATCTAAAAACAACAAGATTGCGACTAGGTTCCACTGAAACTGATCAGGTTTGGAGTTATGTAAAAGAATTAAGATCACATAGCGTTATTGATCAAACTACTCGCGTAGATGCATTCGTATTAGGTGACTCAATACAAGAAGGTGACAATGAACAAATTCAACGCGGAAATAATGTAAAAATTACCCCAATGTTATACATGGACATAGTAATGCGCGCAGAAAAACGCATGATGAATCTTTTTAATCATGTAAAAGAGTCTACAGTTGTTAAGAACCATATTGAAAATGAGCAAAGTAGATTAAGAGAAATATATGGATCCACGCCTGAACTAGCTTATTAGAATATATTTTATTTTTCTCAACCCACCTTATGTGGGTTTTCTTTCCACCTACAAAATCTAAGAAGAATCTACCCTATGGAAACCGTTTCATTTTTATGCTTATTAACCCTTTCTATACTCGGATGTGACAAGCCAGAGCAAATTTCACCTGAACGTCAACAGCTTCTTGAGGAATATAAAGAAGTGGATCTAAAAATCACATCGTATCTTGGGACACTGGCAGCACCAACAACAGCTTTAGAAGAACGTAAAAAAATTATATGTGAGGATTTCCCTGCTACATACGAAAAGGAATACATTCCAATCGCTCTAAAACTATCTGATCCTGTTGATATAGACACTGGCTCAGACCTTCTAAAAACAATAGCTTCGTATAAAACGCGATACAATATTCAGTGTTAACACTAAATTTTCAATAGTTCAGCCCGCCATTTGGTGGGCTTTTTTTATGTGATAAATAATTAAAATTATGTAACCAATAAAAAATATTAGAATTCCTATTGATAATAAATATAGGTATGCTAATATTTTATCACAAACTAATAAAAAAGCCCCATCACTTGCAGGCGTCGGGGCTTTTACTCTAAGAGTGAGAACATTATGCAAAAGATACATTCTAAAAGTCAAACAGGAAGGTTATATCAACAACCTACACCTGAAAACACAGTTCAATATAAGAAATCAGGTTTAGTTATTCCTGCCCTTATCGTTATCGCAATGTGTCTTGCCGGCGTAGTGAATTGTGCAGGGTTTCAAAGCTCAATCGCTAAAGTCGGGGTAAAACAATGAATATGCCCTTTTCAAAGCCTGTGCTATTCGCTCCTTGCTTCCCAATGCTTTCGATCGACACAGAAACGATTGCAACAGATTCAAACAATGTTCAATTCGCTTTCGCTATTGGCAACTATTCAATTGATTGTGAAATTAAAGGTGTAGAAGTAATTGATTCAATTGATGTCGAATCTCAATTTGATCCTGAAGGCGGATGTGAAGTTAGTTACACCAAGCTAGAAGTAAATAACAAAACTTTGGTTTTAGTCACTCACTCAGATTTTGAAGAAACACCGCCGGGCTTGCATTTCATTCTAACTGATTCGCAAGTAACTGAACTAAATCAGTGGTTACAAGCTGATGCAATTGAACAATTGGAGTGTGCAGCGTAATGCTGCACTGAGGACAATAAGATGAATGCTCAAACTCAAAACCGTACCCATTGGAAGCAATTAATCAATCCTAAATATCTAGGTGTTTATTGCCTTCCAAACGGACAGGACTTAACTGTCACAATCCGCTCTGTAGGTCGTGAAATTGTCGTAGGTGATGGCGGTAAAAAAGAAGAATGTACAGTTGCACAGTTGATGAACTCAAAACCAATGATTCTTAACCGAACCAACTGTAAAACCATTGAACGAATGTATGGTCCGTATTTAGAAGATTGGGCAGGAAAATCAATTACTGTTTTTGAGTCATCCGTAAAAGTCGCAGGAGAAATCGTTGCTTGTTTGCGTATTAGAAAGGAAGTGCCAAACATCCAAAAAGTATTACACCCTATTACGCCACAGCAGTTCGATAAAGCATTGAAAGCCGTTGAATCAGGACATTACACCATTGAGCAAATCGTTGCTGGATATGCCTTAACTCAAGATCAGCTTAACCAATTAAATGGAGTCAAAAATAATGAAACTAATTAGAGCTTCATCAATTGGAAAAATCATGGGGTATCCAGAGAAGGATACATTAGCTGAAGGTGCTTATACCTATCTCGAATGTTTGGCATCTCAAGTTGCTTTAGATTGGGAAGAAGATTTGAGTTTTGGTGAAATTGAGAAAGGTCGCATCGTTGAGCAAGATTCTATCGACTTATATAACAGCTACAACTTCACAAGTTATGTGAAAAATACTGAACGTAAAAACTCAGATCTGATTACTGGCGAATGCGATATTGATGATCAAGAGAATAGTTTGATTATTGATATTAAAACATCTTGGTCCAAAGCAACCCATCCTTATCAACTCAAACTAGGTGGAAAGAAAGGATATGAATGGCAGCTTTTAGCTTACATGCATCTTTGGGATAGAAGCCAAGCTGAAATCGCTTATTGCTTAGTTGATACACCATACGAATTGATTGGCTATGAAGATGAAAACTTACATGAAGTCAGTCATCTCGACAAAGCATTACGAGTCACTACGCTTCGTTTTAAACGTGATGCAACCAAAGAAAAACAAATGTTGGCCAAAGCGAAAACAGCTCAATACGTTTTGGCTGAATTACTGGATAAGAAAGGAGTTGCAGCATGAATCAATTAAAACCTGTTGAAGTTGTACGCGACAAATATGGATATTGGACTCATCCTGAATTTACAAAATACTGGAATCAATTCATTGGTGAAGGTGCTGAATATTACACAACTGAACAGCGCGAAGCACTAGAGCGTGACTTAAATATTGAAATGTTCAGAACATCTTTAGAGCTTGAAGATTATGATGTTTGGGAAAAATATGTTGAGAGTTGTGATGCTAATGATTGGCAACCAGAAAAACCAATTATAGATGGGGATTGGTTTTTGGTTTCGATATTTTGTAATGAAGATGGTGCATTTGCTACTTGGGCTAAGGAAAAGGTGGCGTGATGGATATTAGAGATTTAACAAATGTATCTAGAGTAGTTATTAACTCGCTTTTAATGGTTCTAAAACAAAATGATGTAGATGTTGATGCAATATCAATGCAACTTTCAGCCAGTAATGGTGATTATGTTTCAGATGAAGTTAATTTAGGAGAGTTAGCCCAACAAACTTTGGAAAAGCTTAAATCCACCCTTGAAGGGTTTGTTTTGGTGCCGAAAGATGAACTCACCACAACATATTATTGGGAAGGTACCGAACATACCGTGAACTGTGTATCTGAATATGAAATGGAATTAGAAAAAGGCGAAATTGCAGAGCTAGAAAAGTGGGAGCAAACCAAATCAACTAAAGCATTTTTTGCAAACATTTATTCGGATGAAGATAACTTCGAAATTGTTGAGTTTGATTCAATTGAAGCCGCTGAACTAGCTATCAAAGAAAACAAAGCAATGATCGAAGCACAGGAGCAAAGTCATGACTAAATCTTACAAGATTGAAAAAATTAGTGACCTTTTAAAAATCCCTTCTGATCGTATACATGATTGCTTGAATGAGATAGCAGATAGTTTTGTTCAGTTGGCTGTAATAGTAGAAACCAATGGAATGAAAATAGATGAAATTATCTTTGATCAAGAAAGTTTTACATGGGTTGATGATGGAAAAAAATATGCTGTTTCAACCATTCGAGTAGATGATGAAGTATTGGAAATCAAAACATTTAAGGAGCCCGAGCATGACAATTCAAACTGAAGAAATCCTTGAAACAGCTCATGAAATCACTGATCAGTTAGCACCCTTTGTGATTAGTGGTGATGAAACAACTTTGAAGTTAAGTAAAAACCAAGTTGATGATTTATACCACATTGCTATGAATTTCATCGTGATCAATGAGGCGAATGATTTACCGAGAGAAATTAGAAAAGCGATTGGACAAGTGGCGTAAGTGAATTTATGAGCATTGGAGAAAACTTAATGGACGATCCATTATTAAAAACATCAGAAGTCGCAAAACTTACTTTTAGTCGAAATACGATCGACAGCAAATTAAAGAAAGGTTTATTTCCACAACCCGATTATGTTGACCCTGAAAGTAAATACCGCTACTGGCGACTTTCCACTATCAATAACTTCTTTAGTAAAAAGGCTTCTTAGGAAGCCTTTAATTTATCTATATAGTTAGACCAAGCCTGCATCATTTCAGCACGTTCTTCTAAAAACTTGGTTCGGTTATAAGCACGACCATGCATATCACGTACTTGATGGGCTAACTGTTGTTCAATTCGTTCTACAGGGAACTTTAACTTTTCTTCTAATAATGTTCGAGCGATTGCACGAAAGCCATGCCCTGTCATCTTGTCACGATCATAACCCATTCTTCGTAAAGCCATATTAATTGTCATGTCCGACATTGGGCGTGTTTTACTCGAGATACTTGGAAAAAGTAAATCAGACTTATAACAGAATGGTTTTAACTCTTTAAGTAACTCAATAACTTGATCTGATAAAGGAACGATATGTTCAACACCTGTCTTTTTCATAGTTTTTGGTGGTGTATAGGACCAAGTACGTTCTTCAAAATTTATATCCGACCATTTAGCATGACGTAACTCACCAGTACGCACAAAAACATGAGGCAGAATTTTTAAAGCGAACTTGGTGTGAACATAACCCTCATATTGCTCGATGTCTTTTAATAGTTGACCAAAGTCTTTTTCTTCAACCAAAGCTGAATAATGTTTAATTTCTCTAGGCTTAATCGTCCCAATTAAATCATGTGCAACATCACGCTCACAAAAACCCAATGAAACGGCGTACCTGAATACTTGAGAGGCTTTTGATCGAATTCTATGTGCTGTTTCTATTGTGCCTTTTGTTTCTGCTTTGCGAATGACTTTAACCAGATGTTTAGCTCTTATCTCAGAAATCGGCATCTCTCCGAATTCTTCATATAAATAGTTATAGATCCGTTCATTTCTAACGACAGTCGCAGGTGTTAAGACTTGTTTGGTTTTAAATTCTTCAGCAATTTTTCTAAATGTATTTTCATGGCTAATTTTTGCTTCTTCTAAAATGTCATTTCGATAAGTTTGAGGGTCAATATTTTTTGAAATTAATGCTCTGTACTCTTCTCGTACTCCTCGAGCTTCTGCCAAAGTAATTTCAGGATAATTACCAATGGCTAAAGTATTTCTCTTTTTAGAGATTGGTCGAGTATAGTCAAATCGCCAGAGTACAGCACCAGAAGTACGGAAAATTAGATTTAATCCATCACCATCAGACAAACGTAAATCTTTGGCTAATCCACTGTTTATATTAGCTTTAAATTGTTTTTGCGTTGCTTTAATCTTCGAATCCGTTAACGGCACTACTTTTTTTGGCAT